TGTTCCTCAATCGCTACTTTATCAGTATCGTATTCTTTTAATTTATTATCATCACACTCTACAAAATAGTAGTCATAGATAGTTTTGCTATCCTTGGGTATTAAAACCAAACCGTGGCTAAATTCTCTACAACACTCTCCGCCTATTTGTATATCTTCAGCGGTTTTAATCATTTTTATGATTTGTTCACGCTTTATATCACAACCCGTTAAGCCCCACGTCGCTAAATTGAAAACGTGAGTTTCTTCATTGTTTTTCAGACAATCAATAGCCTGCTCTGCAGTCAAATGTACCAACATAGTAAACTCCTTAATTAAAACTTATTTTGCCGTCCTCGTCAATAATCATATAGCCTAAAAAATCAAGTTCATAATTCTTAATTTCGTCGACGGTTAATTTCCGATTATAGCAAATAATATCATAGTATCTACCATCTTCGTCATCTTCCCTATTTACAAAGCCGTTCATAGGTTGGCACCCAATTGAGAACCCCCTTAATTTCATTCCATATTTGTAAAACACTTCCATTTTAATTCTCCTTATAAATGCTGTTTTTATAATCTTGTAAAAATTTTTCAAATGTTTTTATCCCAACTCGGATATTGCACTCAACGCTTAATTTATTTTGCAAAAACCTTATAAAGTCTTTGCTGTCAACGTATCCTCGTTGCAATAAGTCAATCGCAGTATAATAATCGCGACACTTATCTTCGTTATAAAACACAATTGGCAAATTGTGGTAATTACAATCGGCACAATCTTTTTCACCACAAGAAGGACCGTGTAAGGCTTTCGCAATATTGATTACTTGTTTATTTTTTTTTAACATAACACAATTCCAAAAACATATGTCACCTATGTTCTTTTTTTTCTAAATATTTTTCCAATAACTTCGGCAAACTCATCACTGATAAGAGCTCGAACTCAAAATCACCGCCTTTTGTTCTGCCGACAAATTGTTCCATTTGCACAAATGTTACAAAATCTTTTCCGTCTATATATCCTTCAGGTATTTTCGTTTTCTTATTATTTTCTTTTTTCATATCTTAATCCTTCAAACAATCAAAGTTATATCCGCTTGTCACAAATTCTAATGTTTTTTCGTGATTAATTGCATTGCCTAAAAACTCATAAATCGTTTCCATTTGATTATAAGTAAAATGTGTTCCAAGATATTTATTAATATAACCAAGAATAATTGAATTATATCCTAAATTGCAGCGTTTACTATCATAAGGTTCTGCTTTTGTTGCGTCACGAGATAACCACTCCAAAATTTCGCAAGCTATATCATTTCGGTCCATTTTATCATTTAACTCAAAATATAAGTTGGTTTCAGGATAGCAAATAAACTCGCCACATTCTTTATTATAATATCCTTCAATAAAAACCCTTTCCAAATCTCTTAAAATTGTTCTATTCATATTATTCACCAAAAGTATCTACAATTTCTTGATAATATTGCCCTAACTTAATTTTATACTGACCGTCGTCGGATTTTTTCTTGCCCATAATACGAAGTCTTTTGAGCCTTGTAATAACCTCGGTCCATAATCTATTAAATGTTATCCACTCATCTTCGTCGGTTGCTATCCAATAGCCTTGGTTACCGCTTGCAATAATATGGCTAAATTCTTCTATACCATAGGCACTATCTATTTCATTTACAATAGTTCTAACCATTCTTTCATTAATTCCCATAGCCATAGCCAAATCAGCATTGCTAATAGCGTTTTCAACACCATAACAATTTTCTCTCAAATACCGATACAGTTTGTAGGTAATAGGTTTGTGTTTCTTCCAAAGCGACTGTTGTTCTTCAGGTATAAACTGTTTTTCTTCTTCCGTAAGTTCAACCGCTTTCGTTTCGCAGTCTTTTTTATTGAGCAAATCAATAATATCGTATTCTTGTTTTCCTTTCATAAAAACCTCCATTAAACAAGTTTACCCTTGTTATGATATGATTGTACCATAGCAAGGGTAGTTTGTCAATAGTTTTAATTAAGTTTTTCTTATATTTTTTTAGAAAGGCATATCGTCGGTATTTTGTGCTGCTTCGGTTGCATTATTTCCCGTTACAGAAGCCTTGCTTGAAGTAATCTCTACGGTTTCAGCACATATTTGCCAATGTGCAAATGTTTGTCCGTTCTTTTCAAAAGGATTATTCATCATACTTCCTCTTACAAGGACTTCGGTCCCCTTTTTGCCATATTTGCCAATATATTCGGCAACTTTACTAAATGACGACACGCTAAAAAAGTCAGTGCCCTCTCTCGGAAATTCTCTCTTTACGGCTAAATCAAACTTACAAAAAGTCGTACCCTTTTCAGAGCGTCCTAATTCACAATCTTTTGTTAATCTTCCTTTTACAATAATACAATTCATAAATATATCTCCTAATTATAGTTTTCCATAAGGTCTAAAAAGTTAGCGTTCGAGGTATGTTCGGTGTCAACAACCTCTTCGGTTTGTATAACTTCAGCGTCAACAGTTTTTGATTTTGACGGTCTGCCACGTTTTGGTTTTTGCTCCGTTACTACTTCAACGTCGCCTTGTGTAGCAGCCACGCTTGTTGTATCGGTCTGAATAGCGGGTATATCAATATTGATTGTTTCACCGCTTGCATTGTTATCACTTATTTCAGCGGTCGCTTCTATTTTAGCCATTTCAATATCTCGTGCTTTGGTATAGAAGTATGCCTGGTCAATCTTTGACGGGTCTATTAATATCCATTTCTCGGAAAATGCTTCTCGTACCATAGCCTTGTAAACCATTTGTTCTTTCCACCCTTCGACCTCTTCCTTGGTTTCAACCGCCTTGCCATCTACCCATTTTTTAACAGTTTTTTCGCCACCCCAAAACTCTATATTTTTGTTTTTGGTGCGTTTCCTTACTTCATCAAGCGATAAGAAAAGAAGTTTGTTTTTCAACGTGTCATTGTTGTATCTATGATATGCAAATGCACCTATTACTTCGCCCCTATCAAAAGGATTGTTGATTGAAAACTCATATCTATCATAAGGAACTTCTGCGCTTGCTTTTACAACCTTAAATGTGTCGGTACTATAAACCACTTCAACAGTCGTACTTGACGGTGCTTCCAACGCATACTTAATTGCTTTTAATTGTTGTCCGACATAGCCGACAATAGGGTTAAGCCTATAAACCGTACCGCCCCTGACCTTGAAAGGAATAAAAGATATATGGTTTCGCGACAGCGGGTCCAGCCCGATTTTTGAGTAATGAAGCACATCCTGCATTAAATCATTAAACAATATGTTTTTCCAAGTATAAGGCAGTTTATTTTGATACTTCTCGTCTTTGTTTTGATTATCTTGTTGTCGCTTTTGTTCTAACGCTTCAAGTTGTCGGTCAATCGCAATATAATAGTTTTGTGCAAGTCGTTTTTGGGTATCTGGAATTTCCAACAAATCACCAAACATATCTTGACAATTTTTTACAATCTTATTTACAAATCTAACGGACAAGCTTTCTTCGTTTTGCGATGTTACCGCCGTGTTTTCTTTTTTTATAATTTCATCACTCATATTCAAACCTTCCCAAATTATCCTTTTGTTCTTTCGGCAATTATCTTTTCATATTTTGCTTTTCTTTCTTGCAAGTCCGACAACTGCTTGCTCAAATCAGCTTTAGTTTGTTCGTCCAACTTTGCATATTCTTTGCTGTTTGCAATAAAATCAGCCAATGGCTCAATTTGTTCATTGGTTTTTCTTAACCAAATTTTATTAACTGCAACAAATGGGTTCATTTTTTACCTCCTTTTTCTATATAATCTAATACTTGTGCTTGCCTTGCCGCTCTCAAATACTCCGTTTCTTTCATAATTCGATTATTGTATTCTTCTTCGGTTTCATACATTATTATGTCTTGGTGCTCAACTACTTTGAGTTTTATCGTTTGTAAATCGGTTTTGACTTTATAGTTGTCATTTGTAATGCCTTCACTATCGTCAATAAATAAAATACTCTTACAATTAAGGGCTTTGTTAAAAGCGTTCATTATATCAATAGTTGCATTAATACGGCTTGCTTTATTGGTCCCTTCAAAAGTATTACCATTATCATCTTTAATAATGCACACGCACTTGTCCTTAATACTGTCATCGCCCTTGTTTTTTGAAAACAATTGCCATTCAACGTATTCAAATTTATCATTAATTTCTTCTTGTTGTTCAAGTGCCTTGGCATAATTAAAATCGTCAATAAGCGCACAAAGTCTTTCGGCTTTCGACAATTCTTTGCTTTTTTCTTTCAATTGTTCTTGTAATTCTTCTATGCGTCTATCGGTGGCAATATCCTTATTATAAATATCAATATACCTTTGACAATTCTCAAGTTGCACTTTATATTCGTCGCGTTGGCGGTTGAGTTCAGCAATCTCTTTCTCTTGTTCGCCATTTAAGCGCGATTGCTCTTGTTGTTTTGAGGCAATTTCTTCTTCGATTTCTTGTTTTTTAACAACATAATTTGGCATATCAACATCGGTAGTAACAAGCGTAGATTGCAAGTCTTTTATTTGTGCTATTATAGCCGACAATTCTTTTTCGATATTTTCTATCGTAGGAAGCGTAGCCAACTTTTGTTTATTTTCGTCCACAACATTTTGTGCGTCAACAATGTTTTTTTCTATGGTTTCAAGTTTGCTTACTTTAATAGAATTAAACTTCGCCTTCGATTGTTCAATTCTATCTTCGGGAAGCCTTTGACCGCACGCAGGGCAGTTTTCGTCGCCATTCCATACTTGTGATTGCCATTTTGTCCTTTCTTCGTTTAGACGCTGAATTTCGGCTTCTTTGCTATTAATTACCTTATTACATTCGGCAATATCATATCGCAAATCCGACAATTCTTGCTCCTTGCGAATTTTATCGGTTCCAAGCTCCTTGTTCTTCTCTATAATATCCAAATTGGATTTTGCATATAAATCTTCTTTATATTTTTTGTTCTCAAGGTCAAGTTCTTTGAGTTGATTTTGCAAATTATTAATTTCGTTCCTGACTTTTTCTACTTCTGAGCCGTTTTGCACTCTCGCTATTTTTGCTCTCAACTCATCCATTTTGCTTTCAACATCCATTTTCTCGACTGTTTTAGCGTCAATATCAATGGTCAGCCCGCTCTTATCGTTTTTGCGCTCGGCAATCCTTATTGATATTGCACCTTTTGAAACATTCGAGCCAACTTCTTTGCTTAATTCAGCAACCTGCACCGCAAACTGTTTTCGTACAACCGCTAAATCGTTTTTATTATAAATATATGTCGCAATATCTGCATATTTTTCCTTATTTTCTTCAAGAATATCTTTATCGGTTTTTTTGCTAAATAATTTCGACAAGATTTGACGTTGCTCTTTATTGTTCATTTTATACATAAACTTTTTAATATCAAGCAATAAGCTCAAATCAATAGCGTCGTTATCCGAAACATTGTATTGGTTAAACAACCTATTCACTGCTTCTTTGTATTGTTTTGCGGTTGCTTCAATGCCGTCGATTTCGTATTTGATTAAATCACCCGCGTATCTTCTATCAAGCCCTTTCCCTTCAAAGCGAGCCACGTACTTTCTTGTAAGACTAATATCTTTGGTTTCTTCGGTTAAACCGCTTTCGCCCATAACCTTATCTTCAAACCTATAAATACCTGTTACAACAACATCATTATCAGGTTCAATGTTTCTTGTTCTAATCTCAAAATCGGACCTACCTTCAATATCTTTGCCCGTAAGGTTCCATAAGACCATATTAGCAAGCGTAGTTTTGCCAACCCTGTTTTTACCGCTAACAACATAGTTAGCACCGTCCTTAAAATCAAGACTAAAATCATTGTGCATTTTGAAATTTTTCGCTCTAATTCCTAAAATTCTCATACCTTCTCTCCTACTTGCATTTTATTTGATTTACACAAACCTCATATATCGTATGGTTTTCTTGTTTGCCTGTTTCCTTATTTAACCTTACAAAATCTCTTTTTTGCAATCTACCAACGCCATTGACGAATGCTCCGTCAGGTATTTTTACAATTTCATTAATCACATTGTCCCACGCATTACACGAAAAAATGTTTTTATTTTCATTGTACTTTGACACTATCTTGAAATCAATGATTTTGTGTTTGCCATTTGACACATCTCTAATTGCAAACTTTTCCTTCATATAACCTTCAAACTCAAAGTGGTTAATATCGTCGGCAACACCATTAAAATCGGCAAGTTGTTTCATTTTTACTTTCACAATGTGTTTTCGCTTGCCGTCGGCTTCGTCAAATCTTGTAACGATTTTACCTATAAGCGATAGTTTTTCGCCTTTTTTGACATATTGTAACAACTCTTCGTCGCAATACACGGGTAATATATCGCTTCCCTTTCCACCATCTCTTTCGACATTCATTTGAAACAAATAAAAGTCTTTTGATAAAATGCTATGGTCTAATCTCGGATTTGACACCACCGTACCTTGTAACCATAGTTCGTTTTTGTTCTTTTCTTCGTTAAAATTCTTAACTACAACGTAACCGTCAACCAAAATAGTTAATGCTCCTTCTTTATGTTTCTTTAATAATTATATCATACCCTTTTATAAAAGTCAATACATTTTTGGAAAAAAGATAAAAGAAAAAACTGCCATTGCTGACAGTCTTCTTACCTTCCGACTTATAATCGGGACAGCGTATCGGTACGCCGTCTTAAAAATGACCTATGTCTGTCTTACCCTGCTTTTCCTTTTCCGAAGCAGGTCGGAAATTGGTATTGTGTTGGTATTGCTATTCATTTACCACTACCTATATTATACCATAAATTTGTACTTTGTCAATATCTAAATACAAATTTTTTAATTATTTTTTGGCGATTTCCACCATATATTTTACTTTTGCAACTTTTTGAATATAATCGCACTGCATATCGTCAATATATGCTTTCATATATTCGTTGCTCATAAGCATTTCTTGGTTTTTCTTTATGATTGCCATTGCTTGTTCGTGCCACATATCGGCGTGCGATATTTCAATATCAGCAAGTTTTAACGCCAACATTGCTATTTCGTCAGAGCCTTCCGCTTTCGCCTTGGCTCCGTACTTCGCATACTTCTTTGCGTCTTCAAGCTCGTCAAACATAAAATCTACTACTTTCGCAAGTTTCATATTTTATCACTCCTTTATTATTGTTGCAAGGTCCTTCTTAAAATTTGCATATCGTATATCCATACTTATTATTATATCCGCTAATATCTTTAGGTCGCTTGGGATAATCTTGATGTTGGTGTCCTTGAGAGCATTTTCTATTCTTTCAAGCATTGCTATCTTTACTTTGTTGACATATTCTTCCATTCCTTTAATTCCTCCAAAATTTCCTGCAACTCATCGTCACCGAATATTTGTGCATAAGTTTGCAGTTTTTGCAATTTTCTCAACATTTTGTTCGTTTTCTTTACCTCAAAGTAGTTTAGCACTACCAAAATATCAAGTACCCCAAACTCCCCAAAAATCGTGTTCATTATGCGATTTTAACTACTTTTACGCTAAAGTATGAATATACTCCTTCTACGCCAGTATTAACAAAGGTCAAATCAACCGAAGATGAGCCTACGCCTGCGCCGCAGCACGCGTCGTTCACTTCTATAATAGCACCACCTGCAAAAGACTCAATATCCGTTGCTGCTGTCGGAGTTTGACTTGCAACACCCGATGGCACTGCCACTCCGTTTCTATAAAGCTGCAAGCTCACCGCTCCTGCTGTTGCTCCTATTGTGCTTGTCGCATAAAATGACACTTCATACAAGCCTGCTTTGACTATGTTTATCGCCGTACTACCCGCTGTATGCCTTATCGAGTTACCCGTTATCTTATAGTTAGTATTGATAGGCATTAAGGCTCCTGTTGCAAGAGTGGTCGAAACATTTGTGTACGCATTTACCGTACTTTTACAATATCTATTGCAAGGCATATATAATTCCTCCTTTTTTTGTATTAAAAAGGGAGAGCGATAGCCCTCCCTATTCAAAGGAAACACTATCAAGTGTTCGGTTTTCTAATTAATAATTAGATTAAGTTGTTACCGCAACCACAACCGCAGTTATTGTAGCAAGTATAAGGATTTACAGAAGGGTGCGTATAATACTGCCCTAACTGACTTAAAATATAAGTGCTTTGGCTACGATTGCTGATTTCCGCTTTTGCGTCAGATAACGCAGTGCGCAAACCTTCGATATAATTCGCTTGAATTAAGTCGCGGGTTGCTTGGTTTTGTTCAATGATTGTCGTCTTCAAGTTGCAGCAACATTCTTGCAGTTGGCTACCAAGGTTTTGGAAGCCGAGTTGCGCACTGTAACGATTGTTAAGAATTTCCTTATCAACGCCATAAATGCCACTCTCGACGGTTTGGAAGCCGTCACGAATATCGTTCTTAATATCCTGACTGCCAAGAGCCGAATACAGTTCCGCAGTAGTTAAACTTGACTGCGTTGCCGAGCCTGCTCCGTTACCGAAAAAACCATTACCGCTGATTGCGAGCAAGAAAATGAAGAGAAGTATAATCCAACCTACGAAACCATCCCCCCAACCTGCTCTGTCATCTTTGTCCATTAATGCCGCTACATCGGCAAGGCTAATATCTGCCATATTTTGTTCCTCCTATATATATTTACACACTCTATAAGCATTGCGCACTACTTATGAGAGAGTAGTCCTAAAAACCATTAAATTTGAAACCGCCTCCGCTATTTTCACTTTTTGATTTTATTGCCCTTTCAATATTATCCCACTCTTTCTTGTTTATTTGGTGAGTCAAACCAAATTTATGTGCAAGGTTATAATATTTTTTTACTTCATTAAAGTTATCTATATTTATAACTCCATTATCGGCTTGTTCTCTTATATATTGAGAAGGGTTTTTACCTGAATTTATGGCTACCCGAAGTTCTTGCCCAAGTTTACTATTCTTTTTTTCTATTTGGTCAATTAGCATATTTACGGCTTGCTTCGGTTCTTTTACTTTATTTGCAAGTTTTACTGCTTTTGCAATTTGGTCAAAATTAAATGCCATCTCCACTCACTTCCTCTCGCTGTTTTTTGTTATATTGTCTTTTGGGCGGGTTACTTATTCTTTCTTCCAACGCAGATAATCTTGTAAGCAGTCCTTCCGCCCATTCAGGTATATTGTCAGTCGATATATCCTCAACTGTCTTTTCTTCGTTTTTAACAGTGTTCAACGGCGCGAAAGAGAAGGGTTGACAACTTACCGTTCCGTTTACCATTTTTTTACTGTAAAATACTCCCGTATTATCAACAAATATATTGACAGGCGTTCCGTCAACAGGTACAGGATAATTCTCCATATCTTGTATTGTTTTCACAACAACATAAGTTCCGATTTGCGTAATGCCATTTGAGGGTGGTTGCGGTTGATTTGATATTGGAGATTGTATTTGATTGTTCAATCCCCGTAATTGTTCAAGTTGATTTTGTAAGTTCATTATCTCTTGATTGTAATTTCTTTGATATGGATTAAACCCCATATTCATTCCGTTCATTGCCATCGGTTATTTCCTCCTCTTCAACTTCGTAGTCTTCGTCATTTTCGGTTGTTTGTTCTTCATTTGAAAACTCCCTTACCATTTGTTGCACTTGCTTTATCCCCTTAATTACACGTTGTAACGGTGGTTGTGCCGTCGCCTTCCTTAAGTCTTTACGATACATAGATATGAAAATTAAATCGTTATCAGTTATTGGTTCGCCATTTACGGCTTTATCTATTATTTTTTTATACAACTCAAAATTTGCTTGCATATAGTCTTCACCTATTGTCCCCATTTTTATCCCCCTTATGTTGTATGACTATTGGACTGCCGTTTTCTTCTTTATCATTAGGATATAGCATAGTAAAATCAAAACGCTCTATATGTGTCGCGTTTTCAACAATATCAATGTCTATTCCATTTAATTCGTTGTAGATTTCGATAATCATCTTTCTACCCCCTAAACAAATTATTGCATAAAAAAACCCTACCTGTTGGTTACAAGTAGGGTACATTTTTTAGTTTTTTACAACTTTTAATTTTTTCTTTAATCTTTTCTTACGCATATTTGCGCTATCATACTCAATATTTAGCGATTTCGCAATTTCCCAAATCGGTATTTTGTCAACAAAAAATTTTACTGCAAGTTCCGTGTTTTCAGCGTTAAGACCGATTTCCTTACAACGTTCTAACATTTCTTCACGAGTACAATTTTCTATATTAAAAACCTTATCATCTTCAGCCTTCGCCTCAGATAGTTCTTTTTCGAGTTCCGAAACCTTGTTCTTGAGTTTTCTATATTGTAACGCAAGCCATATCTTTTCTTGTTCCTCATTTCCTATCCAACATACAAAAAATGCCAACGGAATAGAATACAATAAACTATATGCTAACGGCAGCGATAGCGGAATACACGCCCAAATTATAAAGTTGGTTAAAGCCAAACAATGTGATTTGCTATGATATTGAAATCTAAATTTATATCTCAATACAATGTGAGCGCAACAAAAGGCGATACCTTCTATCCATTTGCCAGTAAGATAACAGCACAATGCAGTAGAAGCAACGACCAAAAGATACCGCCATAATGAATACTTAATAAAAATTCTTAACTTAAATCTTTTCTCTACGGAGAGCAACTGTTTTGCCATTATCTTTCAGGCTTGCTTGCCTTCCTACAAATTTCCACAATCTTATCAAGGCTATGTTCTACATATTCCTTTTCAAAGTTTGCACTTTTGAGTTCTTTTAATGCGTCAGCCGCAATAGTTTGTACGAGTTTCATATTGTCATACAGTGGCGGAAACTCAATTCCAAATAATTGAATGTTAATCTTCATAGATAGCACCTTCCTTTTCTCTATAATTATAGTATAAATAAAATAGCAATAGCCAAAAATAACTTTCTAATGTCATTATAAATAAACTTAAAAAGTTCGTACTTAACATTTCTTTTGATAACCCACGGATTTCAAGAGAAAACCATTGAGCTAACAAATGAGCAATAAATACACAAGCAGTGTTTTTCATACTTGCACCGTAAATGGTAGGCAATGCTATCATAACGATGATACAATAGTATGTTGACGCAGTTAAACTTATTTCGTTTACTAAATAAGCAAACGCTATTATACACGTAATAATAAAACACTGATAAATATTCAAACTTGGCTTACACAATGTGGCACATAAGTATAACCAATATGTGAGAAATGCCGTGCCGAAGCCAAGCATTGTTCTTAACCATATATGACTATCAATATATTTCCCTATTGTTATTAATTGTGCATTATTTACCTGCAACATAAAAACATTTGGAAATGCAAATTTCAAAATATACCAAGCGCATAAATAAATCAGCACAAGGTGTATCATTGTTAAAATTACCCTCTTATTCATTGTTCTACCTTCTTCTTTTTCTATTTCGGCACAAACAATTACTCCGCAATCTTATTGATAGATGTTACATTGATTGACATTTTATCTGTTGTATTAAGAGGCAACGTAAAACTGTTAATCAAATAGGGTTCCGTTGTTTTATCTCCATACGGTTCAGTTATGGTGACAAGGCGGTTCTCTTGCAAGTGGAATAATTGTGTCGAGTCGATTGTGCGACTTGATTGTAATATCGACGAGCATTTAAGTTTCCACTTCGCATAGTCTTCACACTGTTTATCACTTACATAATTATCGTCAATAATGCGCTCAACTCGTTCCCCTATTCTTTGTATGCAGGTTGGAGAATTGGGGTTAGTATTCTTTGCTACACCTTTTGCTTGTTTACTATTGTTCGTTGCACCACAAACAACAATAACATTTTTTACTTCAGTATTTTTGATGGTTTCGGTATATCCGCCAAACTCTTGTTCGGTTGGCTTGAAATTCCATAAAACCTCTTTATCTATATCACGGATATTTTCTTGCGTTGCCTCTACTCTTAATGCGCCGTTTCGGTCATAACCAATAGAAGATACAAGCATATCTGATAATTCAGTCATAATTCCGCCATACGTATCACTTTCGCCGTCTTTTGTAAGCGTGTATGGTGTTTCTATCCATTTTTCGTCTTTGCCATCAACAGTGGTAATTCTCTTATCGTTGTAGTATGTGGTAAACACGGGGTCCATATTATCTATCGGCTGTCCGTTACCCATATCCATACGGAGAATTGACCGCATTGCTGTAAAGATGTTAGTTTGTCGCGGTATTTGATATGTCGCTTCCAACTTCCCAAATAAGTCACCATTTAAGTTGGACCACTTATCAACCATATTCAATGTTAAAAAACGAGTAGTTGGTTTTATATCCCTATTCGGGTCCTTTATAAGAAAAACCCCTTGATTTATATAATAAGGCTCGCCATTACTTAAAACAAGCCCCATTTTCAACCTAAACTGTTGATTAAACCAAAGTTGATTTATGTTAAAATTATAACGATTGTTTTGATTGTCAATCGTAATTGTCGCTGTACGCCTAACTCCATTATTAAAGTTTACGTTAAGCGTTCCTTGCGCTATAAAATCCCCCGTGATGGCTTGTCGCACCGTTCCGTCAGGATTTAACCACTCTAACCGCACAATTTTTGTATAATTTTCCTTAAGCATTTTTAAGTAATCATAATATTTATCTTGTGCGGTTATAAGTTTAGTTGCCATTTATTATTTCTTCTTTTCTTTTTCTGCCCTTATAGGTTCACACTCGGCAGACTTTATAAGTTCTTCTAAAAGATTAATTTCGTTGTAAATCGTATCTTTATCAATGCTATTATAAACTGCACTAATACCGACACAGCGGTCTTCAAGTTGTCTAATTTGCTGAAGCGTTTGGTCGTATTGTTTTTGCAAATCGTCTTTTTTTGCCAACTCAATTTGTAGGCTATCTTTGCGTTTCTTCAAATATTCAATATAACCCATATCAGTCCTCCCAAATTTGAAGTCGTCTTTCCAAGATTTCTTCGTAATCGCTCATAACAAGTTGTTGTTCGACCAATAATGATTGCATATTATCATTTAACGCCTTATATGCGTCAGTCCTTAAAAATGCGTCCAACTTCCTACGTTTTTCCTTAAGGTCTTGCAGTTCTTTCTCTACACGTTGTTTTGCAGTTTGCTCCATAAAATGTATACACTCCTTAATATATTTTGCAGTTTATATGTTTTCATAACTTTTGTCCATTAATGACTTAAGTTTTTCATAAAAATATTTATGCGTAGGTTCTTCGCCAAGATATGCTCCACAGTTCATAAGCCCACCGCCTTTTATTCTTATAGTGTCGGTTAGCCACTGTTCTTCATATCCATAACTTTCAAACAATTCTTTAAGTTTCTTTGGCACTATTTGCAACCTACTTTGTGTTGTTGTATCATAATGATATAAGTTATCCAAAACTATATCCTCATATGTTTGGACTTCACATATATGCGTTATTAAATTGTCAAACTCATAATCACTTGTAGGGTAATTGTCGATATATCCTTTCTTTTGCGCTATTTCATCAATTTTGTTGCCTAACATTTCAATATATGACCTTATACCCTTCTTGAAATCAGCAACTTTCGGTTCGCGTTCCTTTTCCTTATCTCTATCGGTCTTACTCTCATATATTTTATATTTCACATATACTGTATTATCAACTATCATACAGCCATCGTATTCAATCTTTATATAATTGTTTTCTTGTAAAATTGCCATATTAATAATATATAATTGCTAATCCATCTCCACCCTTGCCGCCAGGGTTTCTATTAAACGCTTTGTACGAACCGCCCGAACCGCCCGAACCGCTTGTTCCGTGAGTGCCTTTTTCACCCTTGCGAGGGTACGCACCGTCGTGAAAGTAACTTGCTCCGCCGCCTCCGCCATAACCTTGTGCGCCACCGTTCCAGGAACCCGAATATCCAATTCTATATGGTCCCCTCGTTATCGGCTGTGTTTCAGGTTGAGGGTAATTAAATGTCGTACTTCTTGCCATACCAAGGTCATTGTCCTTACCGCTTCCCGGAGGTCCTTCCTGTGCTGTTAATAAAACAAACTTGTCGCTATTTGTGGGCACTGAAGATGTGTTTGGTTTCGTGTCACTATAATCTCTATCATTATCAGTAGCACGAATACCACGATGACCGCCTGTTGCGGTCACGGTAAACCTCGCACCATTTATTGTAGCAGTTAAGCTCGTTCCAACACCATCGCTTCCTGTTTTATCGCTTTCGCCTCTTGCGCCACCACTTCCAACTACAATTTGTATAGGTGCATATTCGTCAATATAGATACCACACGCAACATAAGCACCGCCACAGCCTCCTTGACCGCCGGCACCGCTTGACGCGCCACCGCCGCCACCGCCTGCCCCTTGTAATTCTACCACAATATATTTGGGATTATATACGTTGCTCAACAAGGAACCGCTTCCTATTACTTCCGATGTAGAAAAATATGTTTTGTCGTCCTTGCGAGAGATATAATAAGTACCAGGAGTTGTAATCTGATTAAGAAGAATACCTATAGGTCTACAACCATAAGGCGCAGCGGAAATGTTGCTTCCGTTTGCTTTATATCTTCCTAAAATGGGGTTTTCACCATATGCCAACATTCCATTACCGTCAATAGCGGACGGTGCAAAGTATGCCAATGGGTTCCCATTTTGATAATACTTATTCTCACTTGTTAATGCGCTTTCCGTACAAATTAAATTTGCAGTTTCCGTGGTATTATTATCACTGTTCCCCGCGCTTGTATCGTGGTATCGGTTATTTATTATGGTTTGCGATGTTATGTTAGAGGGAAATAATTCAATTAATCCTTCTAAATCAACTCCGCTTTTTTTATAATTTATTGCCATAATTAACTATTTGTATCAAAAATATTTGCCTTGACTGTGCTGTTCAATCCCACAATCTTGTTTGCTGAAGATGTGTTAGAATTGAGTTGTTTAACAAATTCTACCAAATAGCCAAGTTGGGCTACCGTAAGTCCTAACGCTGTCGCAATCGTCGTTTGCGTTATTGCAAAATTATCATTTACAAAATTGGCACTATATGGCAAATCAGTAGCGGTTGATTTTGTATTCAACACACTACCTTTTTCCAAATAATCGTTTTCAATTTTATTTACTTCGTCAATTAATTGTTGTGGCGAAGATACACTTGATAATGCCATTATTCTGTCGTTATACTGTATGCTGCAATCTTCCCTTCAAACTTCGTGTCAGATTTAATATATATCGTTCCCGCAGTGTAAGAAACCGACGCTAAACAATCTATATAATTTACGCCGTCCTTTCGTTTTGCATAACCGACAGGAATGAGTGACGATGATATTGTAAGCGTGTATATGCCGTTTGTCAACGCACTCCATCTACTATCAGTGGCTGTCCAAGATATTTCGCTTAAAGACGCTCCGCCACCCGTTGCAGTGCTACTTATCGTAACATTATTTCCTTCTCTAACAACGGCTATATTGTCACCTGCGATAATATTATCAGGGGTTAATGGATTTATCGCCGTACCATATCCTGTAATATGACCGTTTTTATCAATGGCTATTGGATAAAATCCACGAGTTGCCTGCGCCTGCGCAAGTTCATTAGTGTGCTTAACTGTAATTGTCCCGCTTTCGGTAATCGGTCCGCCTTCTGCAGCAATTCCGCCGTCAGCACCGCCCACAACACTCACGCTTGTAACCGTTCCTTTATTTGTCGTGTAGCCTTGACCTTTTACAAATGCGGTTGTCGCAATACGTGTACTATTATCCGACGAGTTTGCCGTAGGTGCCTTTGGGGTTCCTGTAAATTCGGGGTTTGATATTGGAGCCAAACCAGTAACTACACCACTCTGACCATTTACACTTGCAACATAGACGGTATCTTTATCTAATGCGCCAACATCGCTTGCAGTTAAAACAACAACACCCGTCTTGCCATTTACGCTTGCAACAGCGTCGGTGTTGTCTATTTTATCCCACTTTGTACCAATTGAAACCAACCAATCGCCAACAGTGAAACTCATACCTGCAAACGTGCCGTTTGAGTTCGCTATATAATACAAACCATTGTTAGCCACATAACCCGTTATATTAGACGTGTCATTCGTAAGCACAATTGTATCAGTTGTAACACCGAGTCGTTGTTTGCCCGCAACCGACAAAGTTGCTGTCGCCGTACTCGGTTCAAAAGTACCACCATTGCCAAGTTGCCCCAAAATCACATCGCTTATTTGTGAGATTGGTACCTTGCCGTTCTCGTCAAGCGTAGCAACACCGCTATTTGCGCCCTTTTCGCTTGCCTTGATATATTTATTCGACAAGTCGGGAATATCACTCTCCGACAGTGTTATTGCGTGCGTATGAGTGTTCCCGCTTGCACTATTCGTACTACCGCTTCCTATCGAAGTAGGCGTTCCAAGAGTGACCACAACTTCCGATGTTGACTCTGCAAAGTCCATACCGTCGCCTGCCGTTACTTTTGTGACAGAGCCATTGCCTGTGCCTGCACCAATATTGGTCCTTACCTGCGCCTTTTCTGCGGGCGTGAGCGTTTGCGCTGTTTTTATAAGAGCATTGCTTACTGTACTTTTATCGTCGTTTGTGTAATCGTTTGTGGAAAGCCCCTTTGCACCGTCGTGGTCCACTTTTCTCGTTTCTAACTCTGAAAAGTTCTCATTTGCCTTTTGTAACGTGCTTATTGGAGCGTCTATAGTTGTAAGTCTTTGCAAATCTGCCATTTATTATCTTTCCCCTTTTATTACAAATGTTCCCTCAAACCTATCTTCCGCCCAAAATCTTACGGTTGCGTTTGGTAAAACATCATAGGAATATAAACAATTTTTTTTTGCGGTCCCATATTCCACAAGTACACTTGCGACATAAGGATTTGCTAATTTATGCGTTTTTTGTGTTACAAGATAGTACCACTTTTTATCGCTTTCAATCCAATCATCTATAAGTATTTTTGATTTATATCGTGGCTCGTCGTAAACAATATTAAGGTTGCCATAAATATCAGCCGACACATCGGCTACAACACCGCTTTCGACTTCCGCATTGACTTCGGCGGTTGTGTTTTCAACTTCTGCCACACTTTCAATGTTTATGTTTTCTTCAATATCTGTCGCTATATCTGCGGTGGTTGTATTTGCTACATCGGCAATTAAATTGCTTTCAACTTGTGCTTGTACTTCTACATCGCTTGTAACTTCTATTTGATTGTTTATATCAACAACAAAATCCGACATTTTAATGACATTCTTCCACTACTATTTTATAATCAGCACCGATAGTGGTTATATTGTTTACTGTTTTATCGCCAACCTTTACGTCGTTATATTCTATACAAAAGGTATAGTTTCCTGCGGGGAATTTTTTGCTTACTTCTTCCGAGAAAACCAATGGGCATACATTATTCGATATGTTCTCAAAACTTGCCGTATATATATTACGCTTATCTTCATTGTAAAACTTAAATGTTACAATGTCTTCTGCGTCAGCGGTAAACGGTTCCCCATTGCGTTTCAAGTTGAGTTTCCAATTAATTATAAATGTGTTATTGGCAAACCAATACCATATTCCGTTTTCATATCGAGGGCTCTTCGGTGCGCCCTGAATTACTATGCTTTCGCCCATTTTTTTACCCTTTGTTTTATTTTATCATATATTTGAGGATTTGTCAATACCCATTTTTATTTTTTTTAATTTATTTTTCGGTATCGCCGTCATGTGCGGTTTCTTCAATGCTTTCTTCTTCCGCCACATATTCTTCAATTCCCGTGAGTTGCTCATTGAATTGATAATAATTAGTGCGAAGTCCAAGATATTCTTCAAGCGTTAGTGCGACTACACCCGACAAATCTTCAAGTGGATATGCCGTAAAATTGTGCCTATCCGTTGGTTTTACAAACACCTTTGTCCTGTCGTCATTATAAGTGAGCATATTTTGCTCTGCAAATTTAGTAAAATCTATGTTCATAATTGTTCCTTAATAGTATTGTTCTACTTTGGTAAGAGTAACATTCTTCCCGATATAAAATGCTTTCGAGTTTGGCTTGTTTCCCTTTATGACAGTGACAAAATCTATGTTATTTGACGAACTGTTGATTGAAGCACGCACGCTGCTATTGCTTCCTATTGTTAAATACGCACCCGATTGCGTTATATCGGTTGTTTGCGGACTTTCTTGTGCCAAAGTATAAGTTATTCGTGTCGGATACGCATTAGAAACTATTTCTTGCTGTATTGTTCTCGAACCACTGTACATACCTGAACCGTCCGAAAAAGAACCTGTTTTGACGTTAATTGCATTAACCCCACTACTTCCCGTCCAAATAGTTTTCCACGAAACAGCACTTTCCGTGTTAATTATAACAGAAACCGCACCTGTAACTGTAATCGTTTGCGAAACCGCACTTGTTTCACCACTTGCGTATTCAGTACCGTTAATAGTAAAACTAACAAGTTTATATCCGCTTGCAGGAGTTGCCGTGATTGTAAGAGTATCGCCATAATAGACAATTCCACCACTTGTAACCGCACCAGTGTTCGCGTGTTGGTTAGGCGATGAAGTACGATTTGCAGCAACGGTCGAGTTAGCACCCGCTTGTATCGTAAGCGAAAAAGGCTTTCCCCATACCGCCGTTGTGCCATATTTTAACACCGTCAAATCAGTTGCACTATAAAAGGTTGCCGAATAGTCACGCCCTCGAAGAATGACGCTTTGCGGTGACTCGCCCGTAAAAGAATAAACAACTCTCTGCTCCAAAGATAAAGTATTATTACTAAATTTTGCATAAAACAAATACGTCGTACTCGTCTTTGTATCATTTTGCTCGCTAATAAGTTGGTTTGTTGAGGTGAGTGTTTTGTTGTTTTTGCCATTCATATCGCAGCACACCACCATACTCGCTGGAAAATTATGAGTACTTGTAAAGGTCGCTACGGCTTGTTTATTGCCGTATATGTCTGACATAAACGTATCTACTCTTTTTGTCCCCGTAGGGAAAGTAATCACCTGCTCGGAACTACCCTCTTTGGCTATAATCTGCGTTGGTTCTACTGAATTAAAATTTAGTGCCATAATCTTATATAGTTATTGTTAATGTTGTACCCGAAAGAGAGAAAGCGGATTTAGGGACACCACTTGCTTCATTCAAAATCTCGCTCGGTGTCCTATAATATATCCAACCATTACCGTCGAATACGCACACCTTACCCGTGTTTGAACCCTTATTATTCATAACCCCCGACTGCAACCAAGAGCCTTTGACATAGCCACCCGCCTTTACCGAATATCCGTCAGAAGTTCCACCTGTTATGACTTGCCCTTTCGTAAAAGTGTTTTCCGTATCTAACTTTGCAAAGTTACTTGTATCAACCGCAGGAGTGTTAGTCCCCGCCGTAACCCTACCTTTTGTATCAACCGTTACACTATTGTAAGTGCCTGCTGTAACACCAGTGCTACGCAAGGTTAATTCAGCGTCGCCAGAACCCAATGCGTCCTGCATTTGAAAGTCGTATTTGTAAAACTTTATTGAGCGAGCAGTTGAACCGTTATATGTTACAAAATCTGAATAGTTGGCGTTAGCGTTCATTCCAACACCTTGATACACCATACTATTTTTTACATATCCTGCACTGTCAGCGTATGTGGCATTATTGACCTTTATACCCTTGACATCTGCCTCGCTTAATATAGTCGGTGTATTAGATAAATCGGTATAACTTCCTGTCGTTGCAACTTTTGCCAAACCACTAACTAACGAAGCAGGGAGTTTGTTGGTTGGTGTAATCTTATCTTGCTTCCCTGAAATATCTTGATGACTTGTTATTACCGTACCTAAATCAATCGTTCCCGAACTTGTTACTGTCCCTTTTGTTGCGCCATTCATTTTAACAGCAACCGAGGTTACCGTACCTTTGTTTTTAGTGAACCCCCACCCCGAAACAGTACTTTCGGTTACAGCCGCAGGAATATCACTATACAATGCTAAATCTTTTCCATTCCAAGGAGGTCTTGTTTGCTTTCCCCTAAAAGTTGTAGGGTAATTTGCACTACCAACAATATAGTTGCCACCACTAAAACCTAACATCGTCGAAGTGCCGCTATCAGTAATTTGTCCATTTGACGATAAAATTATCTTTGAAGCGGTTGCACTATCACCGCCTGTAAGTGTCAGTGGGCTTGTAAGTGTTCCGCCTCCTAATCCATTTACTGATGTTGGTATATCATTTAATTTTGCATAAGTAGAGTCAGCGTATTCCTTTGTTAAAATATCTTTATTTTCAGTTATTGACGAATAATTCTTCATATACTCCTCTAACAATTGCCCCTATATTATACCATATAAATCATATTTTGTCAATATTAAATTATTACAACTCTATAATTAATTGTTGGTTTTGCCGAAAAAATTATCTTTATTGCATTGTCGGTGGCGGCAACTATATCGGTTAATACAATCTCGCCGCTCGTTGTTTCTCTTACTGTTACACAAACATCTTTGGTCCCTAAATTATGCGCAAGAGTATAAGTCGCGGTGGTTCCCGTATCCACAGCCGTAGATGTTGTAATATCAAACACCTTTTTTCGCATTAAGCTGTACCCATCGGACAGCGATACGGCAAGTGTTCCCGCAGTAGTTATAGGAGAGCCTGTTACCTTAAACCCTGTTGGCATTGTTAAACCAACACTCGTTACGCTTCCTTTTGGTATTGCGTCGATTGCAGTTTTTACACCACCACTTGTTATAAGATTATTACTATTTGCCGTAGGCGTTGTATCTACACCCTTAAATGCGGCGGCTCCCAACGCTCCACTTGAGTGGGCGACCAACTCACCTAAAGTATTAGTTACAACAGGTACATTTGCTGTTTGACCAAGATTTTTCCCAATTACAGGCACATTGCCAACATCTTTGCCAGTCGTTTTATACGCAGCAGTTCCAAGTCCCTTGACCTTTACATTTGTCGCAGTTCCGCCTTTTACTGAAACCGCAATAGTGCCATTTTCACTTCCTTGTGCAACACTGCTTACATAGGTTGTATTACTTGGTAATGCGCCTACGTCGCCTGCTGATAAGACAACAGTACCAATCTTGCCATTAACACTTGTAACCGAGTCGGTATTATCAACTTTTGTCCACCCTGCGCCATTGGATATTACCCAGTCACCTATTAAATATGATATACCCGCAAAAGTGAAGTTTGCCTGCGCAATGTAGAAAATACCCTCATTTGCTTTATATCCGGTTATTGCGCTTGTATCATTTGTAAGCGTTATAGTTACACTGTTCGTTCCCAAACGCTTCTTTGCATTATCTGTTAGCGTCGCTACGATACCCGTAGTTACAGTTCCGCCGTATAAAAGCTGTCCTAATAAATAATCGGGGAGCTGCGATGTTTTAATTTTTGCGTTGCTGTCCAAGGTTGCTACACCATTTGCAACCCCCATTTCGGACCGTTTTACCTGTGCGTCATTTGTAACGTTTCCAAGACCTATGTCAGCCTTTGTCGGCAACACCTTTACCCAGTTGCTCCAAACGGGACCGTCATTATCATCCCAATTGATTATGCCACAAGAATACCATTCGTCGCCAACCTTCACTTTTAAGACATATGCGCCATCGGTATAATTACCGCTTGCGTCTTGTGCATTCACATTGTTGACGCTCCACGTCGCATAGAGCATTTGTCCCGGATAAATTGTTGCAGGTGGCGCATTTGTTGTCTTGTCTGGGTACACAAAATACAAAACATAATTGCCAAATTGTTCTTCATAATTTTGCACAGTCGCGAGGAGTGAATAAAAATAATTGTGGAAATCGAACTTATTTTCCTCGCTGTATCCTTCAAGATTGATATAGTGATACCCTTTGGTTCGCTCAATATCATCGGAAGGTTTTATTTCTTCTTTATGATATATCCAATTTGTAAATGTGCTTTCAATTCTGCCTCTATACCACGCGTGTTCGGTTATTGTCTTACAAACAATACTTCCACCTGAAATTGTATTATTATATTTGCGATATAAAAGTTTTTGGCTACCGTTACTCGTTGCTTCCAACACGCAAACTGTCCAAGCGTTCCCCGTCATTCCGCTTTGGGTTGACATATCGGTAGGATAATTAGCTACCTTGTTATAATCCCAACCGCTTAAGATATAGTAACCTTCGTTTGTCAACGTGTTAAGGTCTAATTTATTATCTTCTGCATAATCGTGATAGACATCGTAATAATAATATCCGTTTATACTAATATCATCAAGATTTACAACCGTAGGATATATGGAAATATCCCCAACATTTGTAATGGTAGCATTGTCGTTCCCTTCTTGGTACACAAGCGGATTAGTATATTTGCCAAGTACACCTATAAATTCCCAAACGCCATTTTTTGTACCGCCACGTGGTGGAGTTTTGACAGTTTTCAAGTCATCTATCACACACGTCGAACCTGCCAAGGTTGCCGACTTATATGTTGAAAGCCCATATAATTCATTGTTTATTTTTACATAAACCGTTGACTGTGCGTCAATTGAATTTATATCATCAGCGATTAATGTAATAACACAAAATTGTTGCGTATTTATTGTCGTTGAGTCATTAACAATGAAAATCGCTCTTGGTGCTGTCGCACTGCTTTCCGCTGCTGAATATGCTGCTCTTATAAATTGTAGTTTTGACGGTTTTGCGCTTATTGTACTGTCTTTGCCGTTTTTAGTAATTTCAATGCCATTGCCCGCTTTAATATTGTCGGACGTTATGAAATTATCTACATTCGGCACCGTCGCACTAATTTTTACGGATGTTTCTGTTTTTTCTAACGATATATTGTCGCCTGCTGTTATGCCACTGACGCGAAGCGGTAATCCATTATCGTGCACAATAATGCACTGTCCTTCGCCGCTTGTTTGCTTCACTTTGTAGTAGACATCAGTGTTAGAAACATTTGAGCCTTTAGGATAAACACTAACTACAGCAGTATGATAGTTTACACACACCCCCCAAAACAAACAATCTTTCGCGGACGGTATTTGAATAACAACATCGCTCGTTGTTTTTATATTGTTGTCTTCTATATAATAATAATCATAGTAGACATCGCTTGCAGGAAACGCAGTAGATGACACTGCATAAACCGTTGCGTCTGTATTTGAGTCGTTTCTAACTGTTATATTATAATGTATCCCATCTGAGGAGTTTTCTTTTTTTATTGCAAGAGTCCAATAGGTCCCAATTTTTACAGTTGCGTTTTCTCCTGTGCTCGTCCAATTTGAGCCATTGAGCGTGCCATTGGAATAACCTAAATATATATCTGTTCCCTGTAGCGATAAGTTATATATTTTGTCATAGGTAGCCTTATCGTCTATAATTACTTTCGAGCTTTGTGCATTTATTTCTACGCTACCAGTAAAAATATCGCCATAGTGAGAAACCTTGTTTTTCGTTGCAAACGACGCATTTGAAATTATATCTCCTGCGGTTTGCGGTAAATGTTCGGGGTTTTTTTGGGCTCCGTCTTCTATACCTGCAAGTTTATTTTTTTCGGCAGTAGTATAATCGTTGCTTGATTGAAGGTTGGCACTAATCTTGCCGTCTGCAGTAATAGATAATCTCTCACCGACCTTTACACTGCCAAGTTTTTCGGTTGTTGCAATATCAACCTCATTTGAATAACCAATGACACGACCATAGCTATCAAGTTTTACTTTGCGTTTATAATCCGTTCCTACATCTGTAAGCAACGTCGGCATTGATACATTGAGTATGTTATTGTTTTTAGTGCAAGTAAATGCGCCATCGGCAAACTCAATCGTTTTTGCTTCACTTCCGTCGAAACCTATGGAGTTCTCAATATTATTGGCTTTTCCTTTTATTGTAAGCGCATTTTTAACTTTATCAGCACTGTCGGCATTTTCTGCTTTTTTTGCTTTTTTGGTGCCGTCAATAAGACCATCTAAATTAGTCTTGTCTGTTGACGACATCGCTCCGCTTGCGGTTTTTGTGGCAGTAGTAATCGAAACCGTACCTTTACTATTGTCGATAACTATAGGCGCGGTTCCATTATAAATTTTCCCCTGCGATGTCATATCTACCCAGTTGCTTCCATCGTAGATATAAGCTTTTTTGTCAACTGTATTATAATACATTTGACCATTTATAGGGTTAGATGGTGCAGCCGCTAATTTGTGCAAAGTTATATTTTGTGCTTCGTTTTTGTTAAAGTCTAAATTATTACCAAGTTTAGGCATTTATGTTTTCCTTCTTTTTTGTTAATTACAATATGCTTTCCCTGCAAATTCGGCAGAAAATGTTATTACTAAATTATTTTCATCTTTGTATTTAATGTCGCCAATAAACACATTACCCGAAGTATCTACCACCATTACACTTGGAAATTTTCCCAAGTTATGATTTATGCTCCAAACGCTACTCGCTGTATCTTGTCTAAAAACAAATGTCTTATCACCATCAATCCCCAATTCGAGTGCCGTTTTATTGCCTGTAAGCGTAACACCATTGATTTGTGGTTTATTATATAAAACATTGTAATCTTGTGTTTGAGAGCCACCTGTCGCACTCTTGTCAATAAGTCTTATGTTATTAAGTGAGTAATCCCATTCTACATTTACAAAGTCGCCCTTGTCAAAAACCAAGTCGCTGTCGCATTCGACACTAATTATATGAGCATTGCCACGATTATCCGTGTTCCATTCGGGTATAATCCACTTGTCAGAGATAAAATCATAATAGCCAACATCAACTAATTTTACGCTTGTTTGACCTTTTGACTTTGCCTCAAAAACCTGCATTGGTTTCGTTCTTATGCAGTTTTTCGTGCGCTTGTCTATTATCTTGGTTATAAGCGGTTCTAATTCAGCAATCAAGTCTTTTTGGTTTTGTACATTGTTTGCCATTTTATCACCGCCTATACTTCATTTCTCGAAAACAGTGCTATGTCGTCAGCATTACCTATTTCGGTCCACTTGATTTCCATTGTTATAGGCATACTACTTGCCTTATAATTTATCGTTCTCGACATTGGAGAAGATATGTCAACCTTATACATAAAACCTTTCATATCTTTCAAAAAATAATGATTATTCGGCTCTGTAGCAAGGTTCATTATATCTTCAGAAGTTTGCAACTTGTCTTGATAACAATATTTGCCTTTTTCTTTTGTATATTTTGTGAATGTTTTAAGTTCACCACACGGATTAAAACGATAGAGTTTTATACCATATATATCAGTATCCCAATAAACTAAACAATATGCCTTATTATTTTGTTTACCATTTGGATATGTTGGCGGATAATAGGCTACACCATATTGAGGCACAATGGTTTGGTCAGTCGTTGTGTTCTTAAAACGATATTCGGACAACAAAACATCCCTGCCCCATACATAACCAAATGTAGGGCTATACGGATAAGGCACTTTTGCATTTTTCTCTTCTACAAGGTCATATCTCATATCAATTGGTGTTTTTGCTATTATATATACATATTCATCCCCCATATAAGGACCAAATGGTATATTATAAGTGTATGTTATATCGTCATACTTATTTTCGCTAAAACCTAATTCACTTGAGATATCACCATCATAATGTGGTCCTGTCGCGGTTTCTACAATATTATTTTCACCTATTGTATATATTATATAACATTTTCCTGTTTTAATATTTTTATTTTTAAGTCTGTAAATATATGAATAATCGTCAGAAGGCTTGTCATAGACAATCGTGAAAGAGTCAATCACAAGCGTAGTATCGCTATTATCATTCTTTATCGCCTCTGCATAATCTTTATTTTTATAAAACCTAATTTTATATACGTGAAGTTGTTTAACAGACTCAAGCGTAATATACTGGTCAGTAGTTTCCACAATATTATATATTGGGGTTTGAAATCCTATATCAGTAGGCTTTAACATATAAGGCGAAGGATAAAACTTACTATTTAATGTTACAATACTTTCATATAGGTTACATCCAGATAATGACTCAAATTGTTGGACATTCCTAAAATATATTTTATTTGCGTTTTCCCAAGAAGTAGCGGTAATTTTTGTTCCCGTTGTAGAGAGATTTACGCTCATATTATACGCGCGTCTTATCTTCATCCAATCTTCTTTACGAGGTCCTACAAATTCCAAATCATCTTCCGTTCTTTCTGCCACAGGCACAACATTAAACTTTTCGGCAAACTTATACGGCTGATATTTTTGATAAGTTTGTTTTTCTTTATTTTGTGTTTTTACCCACTTAACACTTCCGATTAATCCTGAAAGCGTACCACTCTTATAATTACTTGTTCCAACTAAAACTTTTGGGTATCTTGTAAAATTTTCAAAATAGGACACTTTTGTGTTGTTTGACACGGCACCTATCGAAGAATTATGCTTAAACAAGTATTCTTTTTGCACAATATATTGATTGTCAAAATTGCTATCCAACTTATCAGGCTCAATATCGGCTCTACGTTTGGCTACAATCAATGAATATCCATTAAATTGGCTACCAATATAGTCCGCCGTTTCAAGTGCGTCACCAAGCGCGTCAGCCCCTTGCGGATAAATAAAATATTTATATTTTTCACCGCTCTTAATTCCAAAGTCGTATAATTCACCAAGCGCGTCAGTAGAAACTGTTGTTATGATTTTTCTATCCGCCGCTCCTTCGGTTTCCCTTACAATTAAACTTCCTTGGAAAACAGCACCGCTATTATCGCCCGCTCTTAAATCTATATTCCCTTCGTCGTTTTCTCCGAAGTTGGCTAAAAACCAGTTGCTTGCAAATCGCGTTTGTTCATATAGGTCAAAGTCTTCTATATTGGTTTTTTCAGGCATAATTTCGTCAATTATATTGTCTGTAATAACCATTGTATCCATTCTTAAAAAATCACACCACTGTCCGCCGTTAAGTGTCAGCGATGTCATTCGATTTTTCAAAGTAGTATCCCACCCAACATAAACACCGCTCTTACGCTCCGTTGTAATCTCTCCGTTTTTTGCAAAGGTTTCGTCGTTAGCAAACAAAACACCATTGGGATACAGTGGAAACGACATATCGTATCTGCAAATATAAGCAACCCTGTTGCCGTTATTTATACTGTTATTTGTCCCCGTAACCACAATCGCATACCATACATATTTATAACCAAGTTGTTGATATGTGTTTTTTACACAATCCATTGCAACGACTTTTTTGTCATTTATATATATCGCAAGTTCTTTGTCGTTCGTGGTTGACTTGTTTTCGATAACCAACTCAACATTGCAATCTCCAACACGTACATTTAAGTTGTCAATATATTCTCCCGAAAATGTAGCGATTTTTCTCGGTGTATCGTCCTCAATTGTTCCTTGCCAAACGATGTTGTTATCAGCGGAAAAACTCACCTTATACATATCGTTATTATTAACTTTATTAAAAACAATCTTTGACGGCGTTATTGTTGAATAAACAAACTCCACTTTGCTCCCATTTGTGGGAGCCGTGTTAAACACAACACTATTGTTTATAATCGAATAATTGTGATATGTTTGAGTATTGTCGTCAAATTTTTTGCCATAATTATCATATATTCTTTCGCCGTTCACATAAACCTGAATATTATTTACAGCAGTATTATATGTTTTTGAAAGAGCAAATGTGGTACTTCCTGTCGCAACCTGCGTTTCTCTTGTTATGCCTATGCCTACACAGTTTTCTCCCCAGTTAGGTTCATTCGGAATGTTGCAAACATCACCCTCCGCAACACCTGTAATCGAAGTCGTTCCTTCCCACGTTATTTTATTTGCCGTGTTGCCTAATGCCTTTTCTACTTTTATGTTTTCCAAGACCAACGAAGACGAATATTTTGAAACAAATTCTTGTTGGGTGACGATATAAATACCATCAGCATTATACACTTCTAACTGAATTTTATAATTATCACCCGAAAAAAGCGTTTCATATTTGTATTGTAATAATTGAGTATTTATAACCGTTTTTTTATCAACTTCAACCCATAATCCGCCTTGTTTTTTGTATAATGTCCAAACGGCTTCGCTTATAGGGACATTTTGTGTCTGCGAATATGTCCCTGTTGCACTAATAATTCTTGAAGAAATAATATTATTATTCAGCCCTTCGACACTTAAAACAATAGTGGGCGTAGCTTTGGCATAAAACACGTTTTCAACATTTTCTACAACCTTTTGGTCGTTTTCGACATCCCACCACTGCGTAATTAAAAAGCGATACGCCTCGCCATTTTTTATATCTTCCCCTTCAATAAAGGTAAACGGATTTTGCGCACGAGAAATTTCCACAACCACGAATTGCGGATTGCCGTTTGCGTCAATAGGGTAAATAGGTTTTTCAAGCGTGACCATATTTGTCGTCGCTATCTTTTTGTCCGTTGCATTTGAATATAAATCTATTTTATAAGCTTTAATCGGACTTGTGCCATTTATTTGCCACTTTATAGACCACGATTGGGTAGCGTCTATTACGCCGCTACCCATTCCTGTCAATGTTGATGGAGTTATGTTACTTGCTTGATATAACATTTATTTGTCCCTTAATTATTATATGCGTATGCTATATTACGCAAATCAGTTAGTGTTGTACTTGATACCTTATCAGTTACATCCAACCCGTTGATAATTATTGTATCTCCGTTATTATTTATTATACCATTATTTTTACCATTTGTCAATACATTAGTTGATTTTAATAAAGAATTTTCTAATGTTTGAGAGTAACCAAAAATGTTTTTCAATGCAGAAATATAATCTTCTTTACTCGCACCCGTTCCGCCTATAATGAGTTTCGTTAAATCACTCCCCGCCAATGCGTCCAAAATATCAGAGCCCTCACCTGATATTAATCCCGATTGCTCGTTTTTTAATTTTTCTTTAAGACTTTCTAAAAAACTTATTTGTGCGCTCGACAGTCCTTTTCGTGCACTCTCAATAGCCGATTGGTCGCTCTCCCAAACCCATTCACCGCCACGCAAAACTTTCTTCGTTCGCTCGCTTTTTGCGTTATCAAGTTCAAGTTGCGCCTTTTTAAGATTATATATATCTTCTTCGTAATCCTTTTCAGCCTTTTTTTTGTCAAGAATTTCGTCAATCTTATTTAGTTGCTCATTATATTTGTTATTAATAACATCATACTGTTCACCGAGTTCGCTATTTATGCCAATAAGAGTAAGTCTTATCTTCGCCCAAACCGAAAGTATTTTATTTACCGCCGTTGTATCACCGCCAATCATTTGTGACATTTTGTTAGCGATAGTAGTTGCTTCTTCGGTTGTTTTCGCACTTTGTAATGTCCCAAAAAGCGTTTCTAAATCACTCGCTGTTGACGCATTTATACCACCAACGCCGCCAAGTTGTGCGATTAAATAATCACGTTGTGTGTTTATATATTTTTGCAATGTGGCACTGCGGATTTGACGAAGCGCACTTGCCTGTATTTCAAATCCATTTGCCGTGAAAATAACCTGACTCGCAAGTTCAGGATACAAATCAATAAGTTCACTTACATCGTCAGCGGTGAGTTCAGTGCCACTTCTAACATTTTCTAACGCACTTGATAATTTTTCAAGATTGCTTAAATATTTTTCAATTTGTTCGTTTAGCGAGTCAAGACTATCGGAATATAATCGCTGCGCTTCTTCTTGCTGTTGCTTTGCATTTTCCGCTTCTTCTTGCAAACGCTCTTGTTCTTCTTTTAATCGGTTCGCTTCTTTTTGCGCTGCAAGGATACGTTCATTTTCAGCCTTTTCTCTCCGAGAAGTTGCATACGATATAATACCTGTCAGTACAGTAAAGCCTGCAGTTAAAGCAAGACCACCCACGCCACCTGCAACTGTTTTTAATGCGGTTTCTAACCCTAATCTTTTCGCTAATTCCTGGTTTTGTAATCTTAATTTGTTTATATATTGCGTCGCAAACCATATAATTGTAGGCATTGAAGTTAAAATTACGCCCTTCAGTCCACCAAGCCCGTCAATTATTTTGGTCAAAAACTCAACTACTTTATTTCCTAAATCATAAATCCGCTTTAAGTTTGTAGGGCTTAATAATTTGCTCGTCAACTCCGCCCAAGAAGTTGCAAGTGTTTTTTGCTTTGCTTCAATACTATCCATATAAATGCTCAACTCTTTCATAGCACTGCCTGCGGCTTCACCGTAGGTTTTAAGCATTTTTTGATACATATCGAAGTTTTCGATTAACGCAACTAACTGCGTGGAACGCATTTTCCCACCAAGCGTTGTTGTTATTTCAGCAAGTTGTACTTCGCTAATTGCGCCTTCCTTTACCTTTCGAGATAAGTCGGCTATAATTTGCATTGGCTCTCTTAACCTTTCGGTGCCATTAACCATCTCTCTGATGGCGATGTTGTTTTTAGCCAATACTTTTTCCGTATTCGATAAACTTTCAGTTGTAGTTCTTTCGCCTGTTTCTTGGTCGTATATTTCGCCTTTAACCTGCCTTAAGTTCAAAATTAAAGCACGAAATGCCCTTGCCGCTTCACTACCACTTCTTTGCGTTACAGCAGTAATTGTACCAAGGGCGGCGGCTAATTCCCCAATCTCAATTTTCGACTGCGCCGCAAGTGGTGCAACGATACCCAAACCATCGGCAATTTCTTGCACGTTTGTCGCAAAATTGTTGCCAATTTCATTTACACCGTCAAGGACTTTTGTAAGTTCCTCGATACTACCGTTAAACTTGTATGCTTTATCCGTTGCAAGCAAAAACTGTTGTGCTACATCGGCAGTTGTATCACCAACAACTTCCGCCATCAAAGCAAGACGACCAAGTTCAGTCGCTTGTGTTTTATATCCTGCTTTACCAAATTCAGCAACTGCGTCGACATATGCGCTCGCCGTGGAGCCAAGTGCTTTTGCTTCCTTATATGATTGTTCGGTCAACGCTTCAACTGCTTCAGCTGTGGCATTGGTGGACTTCCTATAAGTAACCATCGCAGCGTCAACCGCTTCTATTTCATCGAGGCTTTTTTTGATGTTTTTTATCGGAGCAAAAAATAAGCTTGTCGCGATTGTCCACAGCGCAACCTTTCCTATTAACTTTGTTATCGTATCGCCCTGATGGACCATAGCGTCATTTGTAGACTTGACACCTTCGTCCAATTTATACATCTCGCCAGTAAGTTGGTTGACCGATAAAGTATAAGTTTGGAACTCCCCACCGACTGTTTTAAGCGTTGCCTTAAACTGTTGATATTTTTGACCGCCTATTTCTACGGCACCCATAGCTCGTAGATTTGCGTTCTTAAATTCATCGAGTCCTTTTATATCAGCTTCCCAACGTGCCGCTATACCGCCCTTTGTAAGATTAGCAGTTTTGTCACCGCGTAACGCATTAATTTGCTGTTGCGTTTTTAATTCTCGCTGCGCAGCTTGTTGCCTTAATTTGATTTGGTGTTGTTGTTCCCTTCCTTCTTCCTTAAGACGCTGAAGACGTTCCTTTTGAGCATTTTGCGTGGCTGTTGTTTCAGCCTTAATTTGTTGCAATCTCTCTTTTTGAGATTGACGCTGTGCCTTATCAAAATCGTCCGTAGCCTTCTTATATTTGGCAAATACGTCTTGTGGAGCTTCAACCTTTACTTTGTGCGTTTTTTTGGTAAGTTGATTTATGTCGTTTTGCAACGACCTAAATTCGCTTTTGTCAACTTGTACTTTTACCTCAACATAAGAAGCCATTTATTATCCCTTTAATCCTCGTTTTGTTGTACTTGCATTATAACCTTTTGCCACTAATCCGTCCGCAATAATTATGTCCAAATTATGCGGGTGTTGCACCAACTCAAAATATGTTACCTGATGTATCGACATTGGTCCTTGGGGCATTTCGTTTATACCACCCGCAACATCATAGCCAATACCTTGTTCAATGGTATCAATTAAATTTTCGCTCGGTGTAAAACCAAATTGATAATCATAACCATTATCTTCAGTCACGTTTTGCGCTCTAACCACATAACCGTCAACGCCGCCCATTTCTCCGACCAATTCGGTGGTTTGCGTAACAACATTTTTTCGGTCCGCCAAACCGCCGTTAATAGTCCTTCGTTTATATCGTGACGGCGTATAACCTTTATAAACCAAAGCACCAACAACACCCATATTATTATAATCTGTCGGGGATTTTGCATTGCCTACCATAACGTTTCGTATCTCGTCCGCAATTCCCCTATCGACAACATCATATATTGCGCTGTCAAGCTCTTTTTCGATTAAATTAAAATCTTGTGCCGTGGTGCTTTTATTCATTTTTAATTCTCTTTTATTTTTTGGATTATCGCATTTGCCTTATCCATTGTTTCGCCGTATTCTTTAAGCGCGTTTTGATATGCTTCGGGAGTGATTTCATTTGATATTTGATTACCAAGCGACTCTGCGGTCTTTACAGCCATTGTATCAGCTATTGTTCGCATAAACTTATCGTCAGCTAACAATCTATCCGCTAAATTGTTTTTTGCCTGTAAAACGCTATAAATCTCCGTGCTCATCATTTTACAAAGTTCAGTATAATCCTTGACAATCTTGTCAGCCTTTTCGGATATTTCGACATCAGTTTTTCTCGTTTCTTTAGCAATGTCAAGAATTTGACCAACTATATCTTCACTCATATATTCGTCATACATTTCAACAGTAAGTACATTGTTTTTATCAACAATGTGTAAATAGTCAGACAATAATACTTTTGCCAAAATCATTTTTTTGAGAAAAACATCTTCTTTCCAATACGGCGCACTGCCGACTAAATTAAGTTCTTCTATGCACTCTACTGCGTTTGCCACTACGATTGAATATTTTTCTTTAAGACTAATATAGTCCGTTGCGTTTGCTATAATTTCTTTGCTGATTTTCACTTTGTTTATCTCCTATCAGTTTTATTGTTTTGGTATATTATAATCAGTATTGCAATTTATATTACAATTTAGCACGGTATGTTTTGTAAGATAATTTCCCCATATATATAATCCTTCTTCACCCCTAATTTTAGGACCTTTGATTATACCTGCCGGACCGAAATTAGCTTGATGTTCGCTATCAATTAAAACACTATATCTAACTGTACCGTTTATATAGAAATTTGTTTTAATTCGCCAAACGCCTCCTTCCCTTAAAATTTCTATAGTTATTTTATTATTGTTCGCTTTTGACGAACTATGACTACCGTTATTAATGTTTCCACTATTAAAAGCCACTGTGTCCCTACCATTATTATACCAACCCGCCGTATATCTTGTAAAATAATTATATCCACCCTGATATTCATTAACGTTGAAAAAAATATAGTTCCCAAAACGATTGCTTGAGTTTATTTTGTCATCTGTGCCTATTCTAAAGGCAAACAGTCTTTCGTTATGATTAATTATGTCACCAATATCGCGTTCGGAATTTGTTGTATATGAAAATTCCATCTTTCTTACAACATACCCACACGTTATCGTTCCAAAACTGCGACTCAAATCGTTTACATTATCCCCCAAGAATGTAACCGCCGAATTTGACTTACTCAATACTCGTTCGTCATACGCCCAAATGCTTGGAGTTTCAAACGTGTTGCTATCTCTAAAGGTAGTAATATTGTTATCGCCAAAAGTTAAACTTGTGGCAAGATTTTGTTGTAAGTTGTTTTTATCATTACTTACATATATTCGGTTGTAAGTTTCGTTGCCAATCTTAAATGCCATATTCTTTTACCAAGTCAATGTGACAATCTTATCGCCACTTGTAGTATTTACTTTGAAAGAAACCACGCTGTCGCCCGCTGCCGTTGCCTCTACTTTATTACCCAAAGTTGCGGTATCCGCTATTGTGTCTTTGGCTTCAAAAACAATACCTATGCCGCTTCCTTCGTTTTGCACAAGTCGTACTGTAAAGCCATTCGACATATTTTCGTTGTTTTTTGGTTGTTCAACTATCACTCCGAGGGTTTGAGGGGTTATTACACCGCTCCCAATCTCGCTTGTTTTAATCTTCTCATCGCTCGGCTTAAACGCCCAATCGCTTAAATGGAATAAGTATTGATAGATTTTCCCAAGTATAACAGACAACTTATCCCCACTTGTAAAAAACCCCGACGGCACATTTGTGTTTGCAGTAAAACTACAAATAGTATTTGCAATGTCGGAGCCATTATCATTATCCGCACCTAAATATACAGACTCTTCAACAGCAGCCTTTATTGTGTTAAAATATTTTGCATTTAACGCATTTGCCACTGTTGCATTTGGGCTTTGTATATCATTTATGTTTTGTATTGTTTTTATTGTTTGTTTAGCCATATACTACCTACTTCTTAATAAAAGTTATATAATATTCCTTGCCGTCCTTACCGCTTATTGGAAACATTAATTGATTTGTTGCGCTTTCACCTTTTATCTTTTTTATTTTTGTCGCACTATCCACTACAATATCTCCAATCTTTGCCATCTTTATACGAAGACCTTTTGTATCGCCATCTTGTGCAAGTTCAACTTTTAACCCGTTTGCGGTTGCGCTATATGGTAGCGTTCCTCCGAAGACTCCCCCTTGAATATTAACATTAAAATATCCATACTCCACAACATTGTTTGCGGTTTTCACTGTTATTATTAAATTGTTGTTATCAATACGGAAAGAAATCGTACCATATTGCGTGCCGTTATTTGACACCTTTATTTGGTCAGTAGCGGTCAAATCTACTAAAACGCGCTTGTGTTCTGCCATATTATATATTTCGCCCACACCGCGACCACTAACCGTCACTTTGTATTCTATATCGACTGTTGGTTTTACAACGCTATTTGGAAAAACAAAATTAATAGGCATACTATATGTTTTTGTTTCGCCGCGAAAACTCCAATAATTAAGCACATCATCGACATACATATAAGAGTAGGTTCCACTATTGTCACTGCCATTAAAATTAACACCAAGGATATTCCCTAATTTGTCAGAAGTCACGGAATTATTGGCAAAATCATTATTCAATAACAAATATGACTTCATTCCATAAGACCCCGATAAGTCTTTGCAGTAACGTAACAATTTCCCTATTGTTACTTTTGTTTTTTCACCACTGACAATTATATCGCGATTATCCGCAGTTTCAAAATGGCAAATTGTATTTTTTATATCATCACCCTTTTCTGCCGTCGTACCACAATATGCCAACTCATCTACCGCCTGCTTAATTTTTGAATTAAAATATTCAGCGTCAAGCTTTACCGCTTCGTCAACAAGAGAGTGGTCTTTTATTTCACTATTTGGTATATCGGTTGTTGTTGGTATTGTTGTTCTTGCCATTTTAATACTCGTATTTTGCCATATAAGGCATATTTTTATCAAATGAGATAGAGTTTACTATTATCCCGCTTAAATCAATATCTGCCCATTTTTGCGCTTCTAATTTAATATTTACATTTTTATCGTTATTAACTCTTACATAACAATCGTACTTCGGTCGGATAGACAATTTGCAAATAAGCATTGCTTTTGACCTATCTGAAAATCTTTGCGGGTTTATCATTCTTTCATAATAATCCCAGTTTATAAATTCATTCCTATACTTCTCTGCTACTCCCTTATATGTTCCATATTGTGGAATTGTGTTTGTCACAAATTGCATAAATATCTTCCTTTCTTATTTTTATTTCATAAATCCCAACAAGTTAGCAAGCCACTCTCTTGTTACAGGAATTATGTTCAAAATTGCTAAAATGCCTCCCGCTATTAACACCCACTTCAGTGCACTTAACAACGCGGTGCTTACCTTACCCAACCCCGTTATAAAACCTTTTACACCGTCAAGCCAAAGCAGTATGTTGCAAAAAACCCTATTGCTTCCTTCGTGCATATGATATTGCGTCAACGTACTTCCGTGGTTAGCCCAGTATACTTTGTCGTTTTCCTTTTTCTGTTCCTCTTTTTGAAGCGCACTTAAATGCTGTTGCTCTTTTTTGAGCCTTTTCGCCTCTTCTTTAAGGACAAAAAGTTGGTTTTCAATTTCTTTTTTGGTTGCTTTATTGTTGGCGTTGCGCTTCTCTACTTCAAGATTTTGCGTTTCAATGCTTACCTTGATACCTTTATCGACAACCTCCGCCATATCTTTTGCGTGTTTGTCAATAATTTTCCTATCATTAATTTGTTCACTCGCCTTTTGCGCAATGTTATTTTTTGAGGTCATCAACGCTTCAGCAAGAGTGTCGCTTGCCATTATCCCATCACCAACAACTTGCGTTATTTGATTTACCTGTTCCTGTCGCGCAACTAACGCTGTTTGTTTTTCTTCAACGCGTTGTGCAACCGTATCACTTGAAACGGGTTCTACATCTTCTATAACTGGTTCTGCTACAATTTCTTTCGTGTTATCATCTTCGATATTATTACCCACCATTGTTACATTATACCCCTGACTCTCAAGGTCTTGTTTTGCCTTTTCAGCAAGTTCTTTTTCTCTTGTTTTTTCCTCAAGCATTTGTTCAAACTCTTTATCGTCTATCGCCATTCGACAACCCCTCTCTATTATTTTAGAATATGTATTTTAGGGTGGCTTTCGTCACCCTTACTGCTGTTACGCGTTTAGTAACGCCGCAACCCTTTCTTTATAAGCGTCAAGTTTTGCTATCGCTGCGTCCCTATCAGCATTGGCTTTGTCAATTGCGGCTTGCATTTCGGCAATCTTCGCTTCAAAGTCAACTCTTGCAATATCAAAAATCTTTTCATAATATTCAATTGCGGGTTGATATTTGTTTAAGACTTCCGCTTTTTCAGCAAGAGCAAACTCTGCCTTTTCTTTTTCGGCAACAACTGCGTCATAATCAGCCTTGCTATAAACAACCTCTTTAGCCTCTTCAATTACTTCGGGTGCTTGTTCCTCAACAGCAACCTGTTCTACAACTTCTTCCACGGGTTCATTCTCTCCTTCTACAGTTTTTTCTTCGGGGGTTTCGGTTGTAATATGGTCCGATATAAGACCATATTCAACAAGAGGCACTCCCTTAAGCCCATTTGCGGTCAACACATATCTTGTGCCAAAAACATCGCATATCGCATATTTGTTCAGCCCAAGGTTATGTGCATACTCAAAAAACGCCTTCAAATCATCATTGATTGTATAGTTCAGAAGAATAGCCACATCCCCATCAATCTTAACTCTTTGTAACATTTGTTCGTTCATACTTCTACCTCTTTATAATTATTTTTGCAACCACTCCAAGAAAGTGCCTTCAAATTGTCCTGCACTTTTTGCATTTTCATACTCAATACGTTTCAAGTTGAGTTTGTTTTTAATTTCAACTTCTTCAGCCTGTCGTTTTGCTTCAGCTTCTTCAGCTTGACGCTTTGCTTCAGCTTCTTCAGCCGCCGCAAGCATTTTTGCATTTTCTTCGGCTTCTTTGTCTGCTTCCGCTTTTGCCGCTTTTTCAAGCTTTGCTTTTTCTTCGGCTTCTTTTACTCTCTTATCGTTTTCCGCTTCAAGAATACTTACTGCGTCACCAAGACCAATTTGTTTCAGTAAATCTTTGCCTCGTTTAGACAAAACGCTATCTTTGCCAAGCACAACGATAAAGATTTCACAAATTGCGAAAACAACTGCCGATATTACAACAACACTCAAATAAAATGCCCACGAAGGAAGGTTGCCGTCCAACATAGGAAGTATATAACTACTAAACCAACCCATTACAGCAGAAAATATAGCCGCAAACGCCGAGCCTGTAATAGTAATGGGGTTAGTCTTTAATTGTGTTTTGATACCGTCAAAAAGTTTTTTGAAAGCACTGACTTTTTTCTCTTTGACTTCTTCAATAACTTCAACTTTTTCGTCCATTTTGCGTTTTCTCCTTTTATTTATTCTATCAATTATAAATGCGATTATTAGCGGTAATGCTTTTACAGTAATCTTTTGCGCAGCAGGCTCAAGTGTTTTTGTGAGTTTAATCGCCTTCTCGCTTTGTATAAAAATCTTTGCCGCCTTAAAAGCGGTCGCGCCTGTTGCAACTATTGCAATAGCCTTAATCGTGTAAACTGCAACAAGTATTGATAAGACACCTGTCGCAATATCACACAATCCCAATATTAACGTTGTTACATTACTCTTCCTTTCGCTACTATAGACTATAAATAATCTTAATACCAAAACAAAAGTAATAACGCTTGCTATCGTAGCAATAATTTGCCATTCCGCTTGAGGCAAAAAATACGCTATTATACCAAACATCAAGTCAAATATTGATAATACTAAAAGTACCGCTTTGTCTTTCCGATTATTTTTAGAGGGTTGTTGCACTATATGAGAATTTTGAGTCATCATAGTGCCACCACCCTGTTATTCTGCGGAAACCGTCACTGCAATAACACAAGAAAGTTTTGCGGGTGCAAATCCTTCGCCTTTACCTGTCACGGTTATAGTTGTATTACCCGCCGCCTTGCCTTCTACAACTGCCTTATCGCTAATGCTTGCAGTTGTCGGTGCAGCGGACACATAATTATAATCGGCATATGTTGGCACATTTGTGGTTCCGTTATTAAGAATTTCTTTAAGCGGTAAAACCTTTTTCTCGCCCTTCTTTACCGATAACGCACCACCGATAACGGCTAAACCGCTAACTTTTGCGTAATAATTGCTGTTTGACCAAATTTCACGAGTAACATAGGCAAGATTATACCTACCAATGTCGTCACAAGCACCATTAGCGTGCGCTCTTGCTTCTCTCATTGCTTCGTCAAATGCAGCGTCGGTAACATCATATTGCGAAAGTTCTTCGTATTTAATTGCCCTAATCGTAAACGTGGTCGTGCTTGCTGCGGTTTGTTCACCACCGATTGTCATAACAGGTGTCAAAATGCCAAGAGGAATTACATAGTTATCTTGACCTACACGGCTGCCATAAGCAGTAACGCTTTCCGTCGCAAACAAGGGTTGAGTAAAGACCGCCCTAACAACCATAGGCGAAGGAAGCGATGAAACTCTCGATGTCTGCGCCTTGTTATCCCACACGGTATATTCTACAGAATAATCATTGCCGTCAACAATTTGTTCATCCGAAACGGTTTGCGGAGCAGTTGCGGAAACTTTAATAAATTTACCATTTACAGTGCTTCCGTCAGCCAAAACGCCCGAAATCCTTACGCCTACATCGGCACTCATTGCGCCAATATCGCTTACGGGCACCTTTTTAAGTGTTATGCCTGCGGCAGTTGCAGTTACAACCTCATTATAGGAAACTCTACCGCCATTCGACGGCAAACTACCCATCGACATTCCTCTCATTATATTGTCAACATCCGAAGTGCTTAAATCAACCTGCACCTTGGTGCTGTCTAACAACAAAATATCAAGAGTATTGCCAACACCAGAAGTAACCTCTTCTTCGTTTGCGGTAATCGCAAAACTGCTCGTTTTAAGGTTATCTTTTCTAATTAACAAATCATTTGTGTACGGGTCATAAACGTGTAAACAACCACAACCCTTACCAAAATATTTTGTGGCTTCATTCATATTGCCAAATTCTCCTTTATAATAGACTTTGTTTTCTTGAAATACTATCCGCGTTTTCAACTTCAACAAGTTCACGTTTCTTGGGGTAGCACCAAGAAGGATATGGATTACCTTTTTCAAACTTAACAAGACCGCTCATATCCGCCAATGAATATATCCCATTATTTATCAGTCGGTTTACAGAGTTGGATAAATTGTTAAACTCTAATATCGAGTAATCATAATAATCGCTCTCTCGTTTTCCTTGATACGCCGCTACTGCGCCGATAACATATTTGAAATCAAGCATTAAATCTTTTGCGTTTTCTTTTGCTTTTTCTCTTTCCCACTCCATTAATTCCAAATTGGTAGCTTCGTCTGGAATATCAATGTCGTTGGCTTTTGCAATCAGTTCTCGTAGCCTTATAAACTCTAATTCGCTGATTTTTACCTCTTTGTTTTCTTGTCTAATCAGCAAATATAGTTGTTTGTTATCTTCTTCAATTAATCTAATGGGTACAATCGAAAAGTCTATTTCTTCTCTTTCATAGACTTTATAATCTAATTTCAAACTTAAGCAAAGTAACTTAAATAAATTTAGTACCAAATTTGAGCGGTTCTTGCCGAGTATAATGGTATCCAAATCAACTTGCACTAACATTCTTAAATATGTCAATGACAGATATTTAATATCCATTGATTGTTGCATTATTCTTAAAACATTAGAAAACTGTTCAAATTCTTCCCAATATTCAATCGTTATAGGGTACCAAGTCAACCCATTCCACTGAAAAGGTCTATAACGACTTATACACTTCTCTATATCGTTATTCATTTTATTAATTTATCATTTCCGCTTGCATTATAAGCTGACGACCTACGTTTTGATGGTTATCTTCTATGGGATAATCTTTCACATAAGTAAACCCACCACACATATCTTGCATATTCACGCCATTTAACGACTCTATAATTGCTTGTACTATTTGCCACGACCTTGTTGTAGAGCCAACATTATTTTCATACTTACCATTTGTTAAAACGGTAAAATATATTTGCCTTATGGTTTTATCGGTGGTCATACTGCTCATTCCTGCGCCAACCGTTATCTTAAGAATCGTTTGCGCGTCAAGTTGTTTTTCCGTCCACTGATTTTGCAAAAACAACCTATAACCTTTTTGAGTCATATCCCTGCTGTCCGTTTTTTCAGGATTGTATCTCAAAGCAATCTTTTCTTGCGGTGTTGGCAAGGCGTGCGACAACGGCTTGTTATCGTCATAGTATAAATACTTAATAAGCCGTGTTCTTGGATAATCGTTATCATCTATGGGCGCATATCCCAAATGGGGCATAGGCAAATCCATAAGATATGTTAAAATATTATATGTAAGCTGATTTACACTCTTTAATTCTGCATTTTGAGTGTAAACCTTTTGGTATGGAAAATATTTAGATTTAATGTCTTTATTAATCATTAAACTTTCCCTTTTTAATTATTATATCACAAGTTTGTTTTTTTGTCAATGGCTTTTTGTATTTTTTTATAATGTTTCAAGCCATATTTGTTGAGCAACTTCATATTCTTCGCCGTCAACAATTACTTTTGCTTTAAGCTCAAGTGGTTCCATATCATTTGCCCACGCACAAGTTATATCAATATAGTTATCCGACCTTTCGTATACCGAATAGTAGCCGTTTGCACCGTTTGTATAAAATTCAATGGCATTGTTTTGTTTCACGCCATTCTTGTATAAATACGCTGTTATTCTCGTTGTGGTATATTGCGGTATTGCGTCAACGATATTATCAAATCTGACTTCATATACGTCGTTCTTAATAATATTTACATCAATATATTCATATATATTGGGGTTTTGTTTTAAGTAGCATTTTACCCTACTTTTGCCAACTGATTTAGCTTCATATTCGCCACTTATTCTATCTATCGTTATAATACTGCTATTTAAGCTTTCAAACTCAATATCATAATTCTTTTCAGGGGTTTCTCCATTTCGCGTTGCAGTTGCCGATAAAACCGATTTGGACGCAACCCTCGTTTCAATTTTGTCTACGTTTGGATAAATCTTCCACGACTGTACTTTGCCATCTACGATATTATTTTCTATATCATCATTGTTGGTAGGCTCTACTATTTGAAGGTCAAATTTGAGTTTCTTTATAGAGTTTTCGTTGTTGCCAAATTCCCTTGTATAGTTGTCAAGTCCAACAATTTGAAATGCTTGACCGCCCATTAAAATTCTATCATTGTTTTTAATGTTCTTGGTATTATCGTTATATTGCATTAGGCAAGACAAATTGCCACTTACAATATCAATTTTTGAAGTATTATAACCATTCGTAGAAGTCAATTCCCTGTCTATTGCAAATGGTTCCTCTATTACATTACCATAATAATCAAGCGTTTTTCTTGAGGCAACACATTGACGCGCGTTTGCTTGCCCCACTACTTTTGTTAGGTTCGCGGGATTATCGACTATCCACGTGCTACCATAAAACCATAATTTCAAACCTTCGGGGATATAGTTTACTTTCGGACTTTGCCAAACAACTATCTTATATCCATCTTTACGTTTTGAAGTATTTGAGTCAGAATAAACATCATTTATCCTAACCTTATATTTTTTTATAGTACCCTTCTTGTCTTTTGAGTTAAGACTTTCAGCTTCAATGGTTACATAGTTTACACCGTATTCCAATTTTTCTTGCACCATTTTTTTGGTGTTTTCCGCCAAAAGTTGCATACCTCTTTCACTATATTTGCCGTTGGCACTTGTTGTTTGTATTTTTCTCATATTAATTTCTCTTAAGCGGTATTCTATGGTCCATTGGCAAAGTATTCATAGCACAACTATCTTCATATCGTTGCATTTCCGCCTGCAAAACTCCACTCAAGACTTCAAATCTTTGAGTTAAAGAATTTGACCTGTTTGCCTGATTTGCCACCTTTGTTTGTCTATCTTCAATTATAAGCATACGGTCAATCTCTCTACCCATAAACTTATTTTCCCACGACTCTTGTATGCAACGACCTAATATCCGCTTTTCAGTAAGATTTAAGTCTTGGTTAAAATATCCGTCCTTGTAAAAGTCAATATCTATGTCCGTACCAATCGGCTGTTCTTCAACAAAAACAATTTCACCAGTTTCATTATTATAAGACAAGGGCAAATTTTCAACAATCGGCATATCGGTATCTTCGTCAATACCCTTAATATATGTCGCATTTACCTTATCAAAACCCTTTTTATCCGTTTTCAAACTTTTTGTTGGTTCTTCCAAGATGGTTTGAAGGTTATCAACCTTTGCGTCTTCTCTATTAGCCAATAAATCTTGTACTAACTCTGGTCGAGTGAATAATGCTATGCCATTAAGCATATACATTTCCATTCTTATGCCGAATTGGGCAGGATTAGTTTCAAACAAATCATTTAATTCCAAATCCGTTATATTCGCTAATGCAAATTTCTCGTATATTTCCCAATATGTTGTCATCTATTTTTCTCCTGCCCTTGGCTTATTTTATTATTTATTCATTTCAGCGTCGTTTATGCGTTTTACCAACGACTCTAAAATCAGTTCGGTTTCCTTGCCGATTTTGCTTTGGTCATCGCTCGCCTTTGCGATATTATATAAGGCAACAGCTAAACTTCTATCAACCTTGCCATTTCCACTACAATACTCTTGATTAAGAATACCCGCAACGGCGTGTCTATGTTGTGCGCAAAGCGTTTTGAATATATCAATTACGTCTTCGTTTGGCAATGCAAAAATGTTTTGTGCAAATTCAATCGTCATTACTTCACCTTGTTTATAATCACAATCAAACAGCCTTCTTTCGCTTTTTGTCAGTCCAGAAACGACGACAAGTGTTCTCTTTTTTATTCTGTCCTTTGCATTGGGACTTGCCTGTAAAATCGAATATGGCATTTGTACTCTATCGCCAAATTGCCTTACTGAATACATTCTATTATTATCCAAATAAGTTATGTTATTTTTGTTTACATTATTAATGTAAATCATTGTAACAAGTTTATTCGGCATATAATCCGCACTTTGTTGTTCTTCGGTTGCGTGCGTTTTTACATAATTATCAACCGCTTGTTTTGCCGCATTTGCCAAAAGTTCAGTCAATGCGTCTTTACTTAAAGTAATGTTTTCTTCTTTTTTATCCATAATATTCTCCTTTTCATTCTCTACTGTTCGAGTTTCTTCAACAGCCTTCGTAGAAGGGCGACCACGCTTTACAATTTTTTCTTCTTCCATTTTTAGTTTCCTTATTAAAAATTTAAGTGGTAGGTCCACCACTCATTGCAGTGGACCTACGCACAAGGTTAGTTATTAGGAGTAAATTACCGCACACTGTCTGCCAAGTGCGATTTCAAGACCTAAACGTGTAGTAACATTCATAAGATATGTGCCATCTTTGGTTTGGCTCGGAGTAAGCTCAATTTCCATAGGCGAACCATCTTCGATAGCAAGATACATAATTGCGTCACCAGTCATAGGAATATAATACAATTCGTCGGTGTCAATTACATATTGTGCGCTTTGCGAATATTGAGTGCCAGGGACGAAAGCATTGGTAATAGCAATCGAAGGTGCGCCGTTTACAACGCCCACAAAGCCATTCTCAAACCATTCTCTGCCAAGCAACATCGAAAGACCGCTGTCAACACTCGTTCCCGAAGGAAGTACTTTGTTGAGTTTTTGCATTGTGCCGATACGAGCAACTTGCGTTACAGGGATACCGTTGAGCGTAGCAACCGCTTCAACTGCCGAAAGGTCATTTTCTACGCCGTCAAAAACAAACGTTGCGCCGTTCGTAGCCGTATTGGTGCGGAGAAGTTTCAGAGCTTTGCCAAACCTACCCATAATATATGCCTGCATACCTTTGAAGATAGCCGTGTAAATTTGAGCAATCATATTCGGATTGGTAATCAAATAACGCATAGGAAGTTCGCAAACTGCCGTTTTGGGTTCAGGAAGTACGCTAATGCTACCATTGTGGATTTGCTGTAAACCTGCCGTAAGGGTGCTACCGTCAGCACTGTCGTCAAAACGGATAATTTCGGTTGACATAATATCAATTTGTGCCGCTTTGCCTTTTTCAGCCGTAACAACATCAACAAACAGGTCAAATGCGTCGCTCAAAACTGCAGGATAGGAAGGTGTAACGATGACCGAAAGCCATTTAGACGCAACAGCCATAACTTTCCTGTTTTTAAGCATTTCTTCCGTAAGTTGCTGACCATTGTTTTGCAAGCCAAGGTCTTTGCAATATACATCAACAAGACATTCTTGGAAACGCTTGTGAGTATCAGCCATCATCTTGCGATATTCGGTATCTTCAAGACGATTATTATATTTGCTCATACCAACGCCCTTACGAGCATTGCTAATGCCACGACCTGCGGCTTCAACAGCGAGCAAACGATAATCAGCAATCATTTGTTCGACCTTTTCATCGGAAAAAGTCATTCCACTTTTTTTAACATCTTCTACAGTAAAGATATTGTCATTTATCGAATTTAATTTCATATCTGCCATATTATTATTCTCCTTCTATCGTTATTACAAATTAAGCCTTGCGTAACACGACTCTGTATTTTTTAGAAACTTGCATAACGCCTTCTTGGAAAACGCCGTCTTGCTCAACTTCAAAATAAGCAGTACCCGCCGTAGAGGGTTTTGTTTCAGCAGGTGTTAAATAGCCGTCAGCAATAGTTGCAAAACCTTTGGTACCAACTTCAGCAGTGAAGTTTCCTTCGCCGACATAAGCAGGCTCTCCAATTTTTGCTTTTGTAAAAGTGCCATAAATGTCTTCGGGGATAGGAAGACCAAGTGTATTAACTACGCCGCCAAGGACAACGCCAGAAACGGGGTCCTTATAGTTGCGGATATTATAGTTGTTTGCGAAATAAATTTCGTCTTCCGCACCCGCTGCACTAACTTCCATATGCCAAGTATTGGTGTTTTTAACGCCCGAAAATGCTTCATTTTCAAGACGAGATACTTTCTTACAAATAACACCAGCATTAACCGCCGCTTTGGTGGATGTGCCAGAGAAGAATTTACCTGCAACATTCGTTTCAAAATCCTCTACAGGATGAAACTTTTGAAAAATAGTTTTTGCTTTATAATCCATAATTATTTCTCCTTCCGAAATTAGTTTTTATTATTTCCAAACCTTTCTTTAGCAAATGCTATCGGGTCTTTTTTTGTTGAATTATCCAATGGGTTAGGGATATTCCCCATAGATAACACAACGGGTTCCGTTATGGTTTGTTGTTTATGAGTCTTGTTGTACTCTTCCATCTTATCCGCAAACATAACTTTATAATCTTTGATTGCTTCGTCAGCGGATTGATATTTGCCTTCCAAAATGCTATCATATAACTTCTGCATATCTTCAGCACTTACTTTTGCCTCTTCAACCAAATCGCATTCTTTTGCAACTTGTTCATTTTTGACCGCTTCAAGTATTCCGTTGTTGCGCTTTTCGGTTTCGTAAGTGTTTACCTTTTCTTGCAGGCTGTCAATATTCGATTGCATTTCTTTCTTGCAAGCGTCAAGCGCATTTTCGAGTTCGTCAATTTTTTCTTGTTTTTTGACACACTCGTCGCACTTACAGTCAGCGTCTTCAACATCAACGTCAACTTCTTCGTCATCTATGTTGTACGCTAATGTCTTCACAATCTTGCGAGATTTCTCGGTTGTTTCCATAAGAGTAAAATTGCTTTCATCGACACTCATTGACTTAATGTCAAAGTCTTCTTTGGCTATATCCTCCGAATTAAGGGGATATTTGACAATTTCATTATTCTTATTCAGCATAATAATAAAGTCATTGTTTGCCGACAATCGAAGCAATTTACAATCGGGAAACGCCTCTTGAAAACTATCGAGTTTGATTTCCACTTTGCTCTTTTCTCCTTCTGTTATTTTGTTTTCGCTACCATTTATATTCCCTGCATTTTCAATCGAATTTACTATTGTTTTTATCTTCGACAAATATGCAAGTCTTATACTTGCTTCGGGCATTGCAGGTGGTACGTTATCTCCTAAAATAGTTACGCCAGTTGCGTACCAATCAGGATAAACTTCGCCAACAATTTTGCCATCTATTTCTTCGACATATTTGGTTTCATTCTCTACCAATGTTTCAGCAGATATTTCCATTATGTCAAGTTGTAATATCTTTTCCACCAATTCTTTGTGGTACCAACCCCATAAAATTCCTTTGGCGAAAATCCATTTTTTACCGTTTTCCTCTTCTACCCTAATATCGTCTTCATTATCGCTAATTTTGCCAACTATTCTTTCACAGTCAGCGTCCATTGTGCTGATACCTGCAAAATTCCCTTCTGCGTCCACTTCGGTTACAACATTATGACCGCTACCTATTTCATATTCGCCTGTTAGTTTATTTTTAATATACGCACATAAAATAGGTGTACCCGCAAAAGACTTTGCATTCTTCTCAAGATTTTCATACCGCCAACCGTTCCTACACCAATCTTCTCTCATAATCTTAAGTTCTACTTCGTACTCAAGACCACGTTTGGAAGTCTTCGGCGTTTTATTGACGCTCATAACCGACAATTTCTTTTTAGCGGTTACTTCACCCTCAAGATTTTCCATTGTGGAATTTTTTTCTTCCATTTGTTCCTACCTTTATTAACATTGCTATCTTACAACATTTTTATTTATAGTTTTGATTGTTTTCACTGCCTTCCGCACCGTCGGCACCTGTTTCTTCTAATGAAGGACGACCACCGTCCCTTCCACTTTGGGTATAACTTGTTTTCAGCGGCTTAAACATATCAATAATTCCACTTTCATTTATTGACCGCAACATTGTCCTTGCATTTAATAATGTTTTACCTTCTATTGCATAATATCTATATAATGCTGTCGTTATACCATTGGCGAGTTCTTTTTGTATTTCAGCCTTTTCGCTTTCTATCGAGAAAATATCACCAAACATTTTGAAACGCCAATTATACTTGAGATTTTCACTGTATAAGAAGAATGTGTTCATCATTCTTTCAAAACAGTTATAAATTTCTTGTGCATATTTTGCTTTTATTTTTTGTGCCGACTTTACTTGCTCCGCAAGTGGCTTGTCGCTAATTGGTATCAACCCGCCCATATTGGCTTTCAACATTGTATATTGATACATATCTGTTGCCATTTCGCTCGCGTTAGGGCTATCGGCAAGTTGGTGCATTTTAATATTATTTACGGGAGCAAGCCACCCTCCTATTCCTGATACGTTTTGTTGATACAAACCATTTAATAATTGGTATAACCAATATTCTATCATACCAGGAGATAGTTTTGGATTATCAGGTATCCCTTTGCTCTTGCTGTCAGTAAAGGGTACTTCGCCCGTTATAAATGCAACCAATGGATTTTGCAACACTTCCATTTGAATTTGTTCACCCTTTGTAATTCTTGTCATTGCAAGAAATGTGTTAATATAGGGTGGCACAACCCACGTTGTTGACGGGTCTATTTCAAATGTCCATACTCTATCAATAGGTAAAACTACCCAATAATATTGTATACCATTTTTAATATAAACTTCGGGCAAATATCCGCCTGCGGCAATTTTCTTTCTAATATCCTTAAAACTGTCGGCGTTATCCACACATTTTTTATCAATCTTTCTTTTAACATCCGCAAATTTAGCCATATTAATGGTCCAACGATTGTTCTTTTGATAAACAACATTATCAAAATCTTCCAAATATGGCGCAAACAGTTCAATATAGTCATAAGGATTTACACCTGATTGTTTCAAATACATCAAGTTAAAAGCAACCGTGTATTTTGACATATCATTAAATGCGACTATTTTTACCCAATCACTCGGTAAAGGGGTAAGATTAAAATAGTTTACGTTAAACTTTTTACGGATTGTTTTGTTTGTATCTTTATTGCTTGTTGTATTTTCGACGGTTTCAGTAATGTTACTACGCAACCATCTAAATACTTTTCCTTCTTGTAACGCCTGTCCAGTGATTTCTCTACCTACGGATTGTGCATTGAGTTTTGAAATGATTTTATCAATTAATCTTTCGTCAACTTCAAAATCTTCTTTTCTAAACTCTTTGCCATCGGCACCCGTAGGATAAGCATAATTGTAATAAAGCGGTATATCTTGATAAACTTTCCTAATCTCGCCCAAAGGCGTGGTACCTTCTAAAAACTTCTCGGTTTTACGAAGTTCCTGTTCGTTATCAATAGGGTTTGCCGTCATTTCAGCAATTTGAGTATCACTGTATTCAGTAGGTGTTGAATTAATTGATTTTATACGCCTATTTTGGATATAAGGTTCAGCCGAAAAACTCTTAATACTCTCACCAAATGCTTTGATAAAATCTTGTATATTTATATTTTCACCAAAACGCCCACCAATTTCAGCCATTTTTCTTTCGATAGTAGCATAGTCAAAATAATTGGTTTTTTGGTTTTCTTGTGTTTTGCTTATTTCTTCAGCCATTACTTGCTATCCTCTTTTATTTTTGAAAGTTGTTCGTTAAATATTTCCAAAAAATTCATACCCTCTTTCATTGCGTCTTGCGATTGCTGCATTTTTTGTTTTGCAAGCATTATATTACTCTCGCATATCCACTGCATAATATATTTATCAAGGTTTTCTTTTTCTATATTTACTTTTGTAAAACAACTATTTCTTATTTTTTTATTTGTATATATCCATACAAAATCAACATCACTATAATAAAAATCAAACCTTTCAACATATTCTGAATTATCGGTATTTTGTATCGCCTTAAATAAATTATATTTTGCCATTTCTGCGTCCTATTAATCTACTCGTATGAAGTCGTCCTAATGTTTCTTGTGAAATACCATATGGATTGTCTTCTTTTAATATCGGTCTTTCATAACTTTTCCCGCTATATGCTTTTGACCATTCGTCTTCAGGAGCTTCGTCGGTAAGTTCGCTTTCTTTCAATTGAATTATTCGGCACGAATATTTGAATGCCGACCACAAGTCCCTTTGTATCCTAATCGAAACTCTTTGTTCCGAATATCTACTTCCGTTAAAACGCTTTTTAAGGTTTTGTATTTGACCTATCATTTCGTCAATTGTTTGATACATTTCAGCAATAATTGCGTCCTGATAATCTTCCTTAATTTTATGCGCCTGTTTATATTGTTTTACGCCCTCAATGGGAGATATTGGCAGCCTAATCCAATTATATGCCATTTTCCTCGTTACATAATCTATCATTACGCTATCGGGGTCAAACTGGTCACTATCGTCATTAAATCCTGTGCGAGCCTTTATAGGATAAACACAAGGTATTGCACCTTGTAACTCTTTATCGCTATACTTTCGCGCTTTATCACCGATTGATACTGTAGTAAACGGTGGATAACCGTCACCCAAATCTCTCATTAAATCTTCAAGGACCGCCTTACCATAAGACTGTGTATCTATTGCAATAAATGTTTCGCCCGCTTCGCCGCTTTCAACAAGGTCTTTTGGCGGACAAAAACGATTGTAAATTTCTTTAAGGTATTTTGCCTGTTCCTTTGAGTCGCTTGGTTCTCTTTTCTCAATATACACGGTATCAATAGAATATTTATCCTTACCTATAGACTCATAAAATTTATTTACAACAATCGCACACTTTGCGTTTACTGCGCCCTCTTCTTGAGATACGTCGTAACCTATTGAATAATTTACACCTTTTTTGCCACAATGTTGCAACTCCATTAAGGGCAAGCTTCTCGACCGTGTAATCCACTCATCTCTCAAAATTGGGTTTTCTACAGAGCCGATATATATGCTTTCCATATTCTTCAGCCAAGCGTCGGGCGACATTGTGTCTTTAAGCTTCATTGCCCACTCAAAATCACGAATGTTAGATAAAACTGCAACTCGCCAATCCATTATAACAACAAAACCGCCCTTTAGGTTTACCATATCTCTCCAAGCGTTTTTAAGATAAACTCTATAGTTGTCGTTTTGCTTGCTACTCGCGTTCGTAAGATACGCAATTTTGTTTTTTACACAAATATCCTTGTGCATATTTATCATTCGCGGAGTTCTTACCGCAGGCAATAATGCGTCCTGATAAATTTTATGGTTAAAGGTGTTTGATTTATCACCTTCCTGACCGCTTTCTTCAACCTTCATTTGCGTTATGTTTCCACCACGCACCGTTGGCAAAGGAGCATATGTTCTTATTTCGGTTAAATCACTTGACCTACCGCGAATAATAAGTTCGTCTTTACTATCTTTACAAGGTTGGAACTCCTGCGCCAACAAAGGAAAATTTGCGTCAATATCAAAGTTTACGCCACGCACAATATTTGTAGCCTGTTCTTTCGTAGGAGCGGTATGTCCTTGTCGCATATAAGGTCTTAATATTGCTTCAAGTTTTTCTTCCAAAAGCGCAATATATGTTTTACCTATACCACGAGTTCCTGTTATATGCACGTTGTCAAAGTTCGCAAGTATTAACAATAATACATCTTGTATAAGTGCCAAACCAAATAATGGTTTTTGCGATTGCATTATCCTTGCTAATTTATACGGATAATATCGCCAACAAGCAATCCTTTTTCTCCAAATCTCATTATGCTCAATAACTTTTGAATAATCATAAGGCAATCGTCTATCGAGTTTTTCTTTATTACTTGCCATTATTCTTTGTCTTCCTCTTCGTCTTTTTCAGAAGTTTCTTCTCTATATTCGTCATCAAGTTCGTAGATTTGGAGTTGATTTTTAATTTCTTTTTCCCATTGTGTCGGTTCAACAGTGCATTGATTATGATAATCAACCAACCTTGTGGGCAATTTATTCAAAGGGCTTAACCCTTCATTTCTCCTTGCGTCATTTAATAAAATAAGCGTTATTTGTTCAGCAAGGTCCAAACTGTGGTCGTATTCAGGATAAAACTCCCACGGCTCTATCATTTTTTCTTCTTCAAATTTAGTAACAATATCCTGAAGTTTTGCTTCCTTTACGTCCTTTTCGTCCGTAACCCTCAACATAGCAGAAGCCATTGCTTTATCAAGTGCGTCACGAGCCTGTTTAGCCGCAGCGACATCACCTTCCATAAGTTTTTGTCGTTCAACAAGCATATATCTTGCACTTGCTTCAGCTGCACTTTTTACTTTTATGTCAATATTATCGCTATTTGCACCAATTATTTCATTATATTTGTTATCTAAATATTCATAATCGGCTGTTGTGTATTCTTTATTATCGCCCCAACGTTCAATAAGTTCTCCAAGATTTTTATTGTATCTTAACTTTTTAGGGGGAATTGTATCGTCTTCCTTCGTTTCTTCTTCTAACTTGCCCACATAAAGCTTAAGTTGCTCCGGTGTAAGTATATCTTTTGCAAATATTACATCGCCGTGGTCAAATTTTAATCCACTTTTACTTTGCGAAGTATGTTGATAAACCATTTTCAAATAAGTAAACAAAAATTCATCACCATACATTGTGGGTATCAAATCTTTATAAAATGGTATATCGTATATTTCACAAAATCTTAACAACGCCATTCTATACTGTGCATTAAAATCGGGTTTTTTATATCGCTTCAATAATCGCTTAAATTCAGCCTTCGCACAATCCCTACAAATATTTAATATATGTCCGTGGTGATTATATCTCGGAGATTTTACACTAATTGTGTTTCCACCCTTTTCTTCTCTTATAAGTTTTGCGCCACAAGCGTCACAATATAAATCTTTTACTACAGCCATCATTTACCCCAATTACAAAAAAATACCACTACAACATTTTTTGTCATAGTGGTTGTTCAAAGCGTCATAAATTGCAGTAATAGGTTTTCCATACCTATTACTTATTTTTTTCTATATTTCTATATTATAATTATACGCTCTTTTGTTTTATTTGTCAATACCTTTTTTAATTTTTTTTTGAAATATGCTAAATATATGTTTTTAACTCTTCCGAATAACAAATATTAAACACTTTTTCTAACGCATATTCAATCTTTTCCTTTTCTTCTTTTGTACACCTATAATTTGTTAAAAGTGTCTTGCAGTGTATTAAAAATGCAACATTTTTTAGGTTTTCCATATACTCATTAAACATACCGTTTGTATAATCAGGGGTTAATGTCACAGGTCCCGTTACATTTATTAATGCTGAATAGGTTTCAATGGTTTCGTCTATCCATTTTATAAGTGCATTAAATTTATTTGTGTTTTCAACTAACCCCATAATAGTATCTCGCCATTCTGAAACAACATATTTTTCAGTAGTGCGCTCAAAACAAGTATCTATTGCTGCTAAAACATTATCTATTCTCATATCCTATTAAAAAGGCAAATTGCCATCATCTTTTTCTTCGTCGCCATAATAAGGTATCATATCATCAAAAACATCGTCATAAGGTTGCCATTTATATTTTCTATTTTCGTTTTCATAATTAAGAAACCTTTTTGCATTAGGCTCAAAATAAACGCCAAACATACTGTCGTCATCGCCAAACTCTCTGTCTTTTGCTACCTCAATAATATTTGAGTATTGGAACGCAGGATTATTATCGTCCCACCCAAAATACTCTTTTGCTCTAAACTTAAAGTCGGTCGTAACCCTATGCACAAACAAAACAGTATCGGCGGTGTTAATAATATCACCACTTCCGCCCACGTCTTCTATCCTTGGAAGAGTTTTGATTTTATTTGGGTGCGCAACCAAAATAAGGCAAATATTTCGCTGTTGTGCAAACACCTGCAATCTTTTCACAAGTCTGCTTTGTGCTTCATATTTGTTATCGCTCATTGTGTCGGTATCAAGCTTCATTAAATTGTCAAGAATAACAAACTTTATATCCTTGTTTGCTTCAAGCCTACCAATAATATCTGCGCTTACCTTATTTATGTTGAAACTTGAATTATCATAAATTTCAAGCTTTTTATCTATCCATTGTTCAACTTTTGTTTTTACATCGTCATTTGCAGGATAAAAGATTTCTTTGCCGTTCGTAGTAAGTTCACTTTTAAGATTGTCTTTGCCAAGTGCTTGTAAGTCTAACCATTTTTTAAGTCTTGGATTTGCCATTTCAAATGAGCAAAGTAATCCACTATAACCCTTGTTGATAAAATTAAGCACTATATTTCCAATAAGCGTTGTCTTGCCACCTGCTCTTGTTCCTGTAATTATTATCAACTGACCAAGCCCTAATCCAACGATAGATTTGTCAAGTTTTTTTATTCCTGTCTGCAAGTATTGATTTTCATCAAACTTAACATCTTCGATACTGTTATATTTTACAAATGCCATACTATTCTACCTTGTATCCGTTCCTTACTGTGTTTACTGCTGAAACTGATTTTTTCTTCGGGGCTGAAAAAAACACGCCTTGATAGCCGTTTGCAATACAGTTTTCAATATCCTCAACAACTTGGTCTTCTCCCGATATGCTTATTTGCTTTTGAATTTTATTAAGCAACGTTCTCAAACCTGTGTCAGTATATTTGTTTTTTCTCTCGGTTTTGTACTTAAGCCATTTCTTTATAATTTCTTTTATTTTATTACTAAAATTATATGTAGTAATAAAGTTGTCTATATTACTTAAACTTTGTCTATCTCTTTTATTATCAACACTTAAAGGATTAGATATGGTATGCATACCATATGCATATGGTATATATATGGTATCCCCATTTTGTGCATAGTTAGGGATTTGTTCTCCATCAAAAAACAATTTTATACGGTCAGAAACAAGGTTTTTAATGTTGGCTGATTTGATACTTTCAAGTTGACCAAGCAACCCCTTTTTGACTGTTTCAGACTTCGACCAATTAAATTTATACCAATTTAGCACGAGAATTTCTTTGGTTTCTTTATCAACAAAGATAGCACGATGTGTGTTTTCAAATCTATTGAGAAGATTGTCAATAGTATCTTCGTGTAATCCCATTTCTCTTGCAATTACTTTGCTGCTTGTTTTTAATACGCCACAAAGGTTTCCGTGCGGACTTGTAAGCAAATAAACCCAAAAATATCTATCTTCCGATGTAAAGTTAGCCACAATGTCGTCATTGTTCCACAAACAAGTATCAATCGCTCTTTTTGCCATTTTATTCTACCACTCCTAAAATATTTTTAATTTGTTTAATTTTTTCGTCAGTACCCTGAATTTGTAATTTATCTACGGTGCCATTTTTTATAATTAGTTCAATGCTACCACCACCTGATAATCTAATGGAGTGCATTTCGGTAATCTTATAAGATTTAACACCCGTTTTTGTTTCGCTTAATTTTTGGTTAATCTCAAATAATGTCATACTACCTCACTAAAAAAAACATATTATGTAAAAAACAAACCCCCGATAATAATCGTGTGGGCAATTACTATCGAGGGTAAACTTCTCGTTTATAGCGTAATAATTATTAAATGGTTATGACTCCCACAAGCCATAAACAAGATTGTCTTTGTCTTTCAACAAAATTGATTATATCACGGCTTTTGAGAGTTGTCAATAGAAAAAAATAAAAAAAATCAAATATTTTCAATTAAATTTTTGTCGATACATTCAAGTCTAATTTCTTGTCTAAAATAATAATACATATCTTGTAGCATAAGCCACATAAGTGTATTTTTGTCATTGCTTTGTATTATGCGAAAATCATTATTATTTGGCTGACACCACGATAATACGGTAGAATAAAGCGTGTATCCTGTATCTATAACAACGGGTTTTCCGTTTTTACTATAATATTGAAATTTAAGGTTAATCAAATCCGTCAATTTATCCCCAAATTGAAGCATTAAAACGATTTTATCATATCCCTTGATATTACACCTATCAAACTCTTTTTTGACACGTTTGCGCCCTTTTTGGGCGTTTCCATAAAATTCAGATACCGAGCCTTTGCGTTCATAGGTGCAAATTCCTGTATAATCATAAATTTTATCTCCAAAATTTACAGCAAAGGTATAATCGCCTTCTTTTAGATTTTCGGTTTTCTCTTTTTTGTTTTTTACGCAACGTATTGTTTTTATACCGTATGCGTTTAGATAATTAAATAGCCAATTGTCTTGTTCTCTGCTGTCACCATAAATTGTTAAAAATGGTAAAAAAAGGTGCAAGAAATCACTTCCTTGCACAAATGTTGGAATTTTATCATACCTGATATTGGTGTTTATAGGCTGTGTTTTGTCAAGCCCAAGTTGGTTTATAGCAGTAGAATAATTAAAAGTTTTCACTCTTCTCCTTTATTCTTTTTAGTAAGCCCCCATACGGTCGCCATTTTTTTATCTAATATATATCCGTGGTCCAAATGATATTTTTCAAAAAACTTATCTTTGCCAATAGAATGATATTCGGTATGGTATCGACGACACAAAGGTAACACCTCGTATCCGATTTGTAAAATCTCGTCACGATTATTACCCATACCAATCGTATCAATATGGTGCAGTTCGGCAGGTAAACCACTTATTACACACTTTTTTTTGAGCATACATATATAAACATACCTATCATAATCTTCGCAATATTCCAAAAGATTGCACGATGTTGGTATGTCATAATCAATTATAAAATCAATTAAAAATGTAATAAACTCTCTTGCTGTAGTCACATCGCAATCCGATAGCGAAAAGAGAGATTTTTGTAATCCCTCTAATCGTTCGGATATAAACGATAACTTCATAAGTTTTTTTATATGGTCAGGCGCATATCCACAATAGTTAGATATATCCTTCATAAGACCATACGCTTTTTTGCGTTGCAACGGACTTATTGTTCGTTGGTCGGGTAATCCAACGTGTACGTCTTTGTATTGGCGCAAAACCATTCGGTCCACGTTATCATAAGGCACATTTACTGTAAAATATTGACCTTTTTCATTATAGTCAACTATTTTTCCTTGTACTACTTCCATTATAACCAGTTTTTATAATCATCCTTAATTCCTTTGTAAAACGGAATAAGTGTAGGCGTGATTTCGTGTATAAATCCGTTTTTGTCAACAAGTATGTCTACTATCCATCCGCCCATTTCCACCTTTATTCCTTTTCCACGAGTAAATGGGGTGGATGATTGAAAACACCCTGTTTGAAAGACGTGTACGTTTCGAGTAAATAAATACTCAATTTTATGATAATGACCTATTGCGAGAATATTAGGCTTACTATCCGCTTCCATTGCCTCTACAATTTTTTGCGGTTTATAACTTGCGGCGTATGCTGTTCCATCCCAAGGATGACGAAGTTCCATACTACAATTAGGTGTAAGATTAACTACAGCGCAATCTCTACCAAGATAAATCATATCTTTTCGGGCGGCGGCTATCATTTTACCAATATCAACGCCGCAACGCTTATAAATACTTGCGTCGTGATTGCCTGTTATAAAATAAGTTGTAATGCCGTCGATTTTAGGATAGTTTTTAATAATCTCGGCACAGTGTTCGTCCGCCCCTTGATTATAGCACTCATATTGATGACCTACTCGCATTTGTTCGCCTTCGTCTATATCACCCGTATGATATACTTTCTTTATCCCCTTTGCTTCACAAATTTTATAAAATTCGTGCAAATAGGTTAGCTGTGTATATTTTGAGTTAATTTGCGTATCACCAATTAACCCAAATCGTATTCTTTCTCCGCCACGCCAATTATTATTTACAATTTTGGGTTCCCTGTTTTGAATAAGCTGACTTTGGTCGATGGGGTTTTCTTTTTTTTCCCTAATTCGCCTTTCTCTCAATGTCCGAATATATCGTCTTACTTTATCATATACCTGAACTTCGGTAAGATTAGGAAACATATCTCTTGTTTCTTTGGCAATATCAACAAAAGATAATTTCCGATTTTCTCTTAAATCATAAACAATTTCCTTCCACAATTCTGTATTGTTTTCCAAAATTAGCCTCTCTTCTTTTTGTTTATAGAACTATTAAACTTGTTATATGCTTTTGCACAAGAACTGTTTTTCTCTCTCTCAATTTGCGACATCGCACAACCGTATTCGGTTTGGTTGCTACAAAAATCACAGTAGTTCATTTTGCCGCTCAAATCATAGCCACAGTCTTCACTATTAAGCCACTTTAATATGTCTAATCTTTGCTGCGTGTCAAATAATCTTGCCATATTACACCTCCTTAATTTTTAGTAATATCAAAAATGCCACACATTTGGCTTATATCTGGATATTCATATTTTAGTAAATTACAAACCGCCATAGCAAAACTTTTTAGACGCTCATTTTCTTTGCGAATATCATTTTTTGTCGGTTGTACCATTTTTCCACGCCTTCTAATTGGCGTGCTTACTGTTTCTAAATCACTCACTGTAATCATCCTCTATTTTGCTTATTTTATTGTGAAACGCACACGTTTTATAATTATCCCTACAAGGTCTATATGGTTCAGGGCAGCGGTTGTTGCAAAAGTTGCAACACACGTCTGATGGACACTTGTTATAGGGAATTTCGCAAATATGTTTTATTTTTTTCATTTTTCCTGTCTTAAATAAAATGTTCAAAGAAATATTTTAGAAAATCCCAAACGCCATTTTCTTGTATATATCCTGCAAAATGCTCATAACCCCCATTGTACATAAGCCACCACGCCAATAACAAACCAAAAAATGAGCATATAATAAAACAAAAAATCATCATCCATTTAATCACCTTCAAAATCTTTTACCGCCTTTGACAAAAGAGCCTTTTTACTTTTATATATTTTATTTTCGATATATTTATTTTTTCCTATTTGATAATACCAATTTTTATTATCGTATAATATGCAATCTATTGTTCCCTTTTTAACCAATCCATCTTCCGCAAACCAAACAACCTGATTTGTTTTATATTTTGGCAAAAAAACAGTACGCTTTTTATATCTCATTATAATTTTTTCAATGAGCATATTTTGTTCATCTATTGACACAAGCGGACAACGCTTAAATAAAAGCTCTAAACTATTGTCGGCTATTTCTTCGGGATTAAGTAAACATACAATTGTTTTATTTTTACCGTTTTCATCAAAATGGTATCTATATAAATTACATTCTTTGCAGTTTTTTCTTAAATATTTATTTGGACAGTATATTTTTTCCATAATTACTAATAACAAATTTCATTAAGTATTTTATTTGCTGTTTGCTTTGAATTATATAATAAATGACGGCTAATGAGTAAATTAGGTGCAACATCTTTAGATACCTCATATTCAAAACCATCATTGCTTGCAATTATCTTTACTACCTTTACTGCAATAATGTTGTTGTTTTGGATATAATACAAAACTTCGCCCAATTTATATTCGGGATATAACGCGTTTTTGCTCGCCTCTATCAGTTTCTTACTTGCAAAATATTCTTTACCGTTAATCGTTATCTTATCTTCTTTGCTCATACCATTTCTTCCCATACGTTATTTGTTAAAATGTATTTTATTGTTTCATATTCGGGCAAATTATATTCAGCCATTTTATTCTTAACAAACATACCGACGTGTTTCATTTTAATAAGGTCGGTATTATGGTTTTTCAATTTCTCTCTGTTTACAAAATTATAAATACTAACCTTGCCGTCCTTAATATAAAACTTCTTACATCTTTCTCCAATGTCCATAAAAACCTCGTCGCATTGTTTATATACAAAATCAATTACATTAATAATTATATCATAGTTTGTCAAATTTGTCAAGGGTGTTTTTAGGTTTGTATGAAATATTTTTTATTTTTTTAATAAAATGTATTGACAAGTCGGTTTTTTCGTGATATAATACTCGTATAAGGTGAATTTGAAGGAGCAAAAATGCTGTCGATATGATAGACGATAAGCCGGTTATTGTAACAGATAAACAAAAGATAAAAGAAATCAAAGAAGCATTGAAATCTTCTAAAGGTTCATTTACAGATGTAAAAGCAGCAGAAAAAGACAAGTTGCCTGAAAATGCAAAAGAAATTTGGTTTAGCCAAAATAAAGTACAAAAGAAGAAATAATTATGCGAGAGTGGTGAAATAGGCAGACACAACGGACTTTAATTAAAGGAGAATAATTTAATCAATGGCTGTTTACGAAGGGTTCACTATATATGGACCGTACACAAGAAATGACGGAAGACAACATATAGTATTAACTAAACATAACACAAATGGCACTATTATTGAAAGACATACTATAAGTTATCCTAAATATATAGTAGAAAAACATATCAACAGATATTTGTTACCTAATGAAACAGTGGACCACATTGATTGTGATTTTCGTAATAACGAATTGTCAAATCTTCGTATCGTTGATAGAAAAGTACATTGTAGAAGTCATACATCTTCAAAGCCTACTGTAATTAAACAATGTGTTATATGTGGTAAAACGTTTACAACCACAGATAATACACGACTAACGTGTGGCAGTAAAAAATGTGTGGGAAAATGTACTCATATCAACGGATATAATAAAGGACATTCATTTATGCGAAATGAGAATAATTATATCTCTAACAGGAGCCTGGTACAAGAAATTGTATCAGTGGAGGGTGCTAATTCGGGGAAGCCTTTGGTCGGTAATCCCGAGCAAGAAGAGTAATAACTCTTTATGTGTAGAGACCTTATACACCCTACCTAAACTTATTATTTAATAAGCAAGGTAAAGAGCAAGTCCAGACTACAAACCTTTATCAAGGGGTAACGAAAGTTATAGTAGTAAGAAAATCCGTCGAAGTAAAAATTCGTGTGGGTTCAAGTCCCACCTTTCGCACCACGGCGACACGACAAATTGTCGCCCGACCGAGAAAAATCGCGTGTGTCGTAGAGGACAAGGGTTACTAACTAATTCGCGGCAAGTTAATTGTAACAAGATACTCAAAGTACACGAGTATGGTAGTAGTTTGGAAACGGTTCTACTACAAAATTTTTAACAGGGTTATTTAGAAAATTACTGTATATAATACGGTACGAAGTACATTTAACCCTATTTATCGGTGTTTAGTGCAGTTTGGTAGCACGCACGGTTTGGGACCGTGAAGTCGTAGGTTCAAATCCTACATCACCGACCATTTTTGGACCTTTAGCACAGTTGGTTAGTGCGTTCGGCTCATAACCGAATGGTCCTTGGTTCGAGTCCAAGAAGGTCCACCAGGTTTTCGTTTTTCAGGTTTGCTGTGACCGCTGTAATACAGTAATGAGAGAAAGATACGCGTTAAATATCTCATATCAAACCTGACTTGCTGATATGGCTCAATGGTAGAGCAATTGATTTGTAATCAATAGGTTGTTGGTTCGACTCCGACTATCAGCTCCAACATAATGGCGTATAGTGTAATGGTCAGCACAACAGACTTTGACTCTGTTAGTAATAGTTCAAATCTATTTACGCCTGCCACTCGTTAGCTTTCATTAAGCACCTCCTAAAACAAAAGACTCGTGAGTTATTGCTTGCGAGTTTTTTGCTATAAAAAGGAGTTGCCACAGACGACAACTCCTGCAACATCAAAACCATTATATGTTTCACGCCATATAATGCAAACTACGCTGCTATGTTTATGTCCAAAAGAAGGGAAATTCCTTGTATACTTACTATACCATAGTTTTTAGGGAAAATCAAGATGTATTTTGAAAAAAAATTAAACAATTTCTAATAAAAAGTTAATTGCGAAAAAGTGTAGAATGTTGCAAAAATTTGAAATAGCTCACGATTTATAAGAAAACATTACAAAGAAAAACGAGTGGCACACTATGTACCACTCGCTTTGCAAAAATAAGGAGGTTTCTGATGATTTCCGAAATCACACTTTTATTATACATCCAATTTTGTTAATGTCAATAGGATTTTGAAAAAAAAATTTATAAAATATTAAAAACCACAATTTTTTTCGTAGTATTGTTGATATTGTACCTTTGTTGTACCTTATAATGTACCTATTTTGTCCCCAATTATAGACCTTATACAATAAATATATAAGTTCTATAATAAAAAACACGGTCGATAATCAACTGTTCCTTTGTTGTACCTTTGACAGTTGGGTAGTATCACTAACCATCTTCAATATTTTTGGTGTTTTTGAAATATTTCAATAAAAGATGTTCATTATACTGACAATTTTTAAGCGTTTTATTTCAAATAACGCAAAACTCTTAATTAATACAGTGTTTTGTGTTTGAATGGTTAAAAACACCTAATTTACATTAAATGCGTTGAAATTTATCCGCATTCAGTTGATTACATTTTGTAACCAACTTGTTTAGCACTCCTAAACTAATATGGTTATCGGACTGTTTTGTTTAATAACAGTAAACAACAAGTTTAGTATTACTATACAATCATAATGTTTGAAAAGTCAATGGGTTGATACCATTAATCATAGTATAAGTCAATAACGGTCGTTTTATTTGTCTAACATTCTAATTGTTATATTATTAAAATAATTGTTAAATCACAATCAACTATGCGTAAAATACAATCTCGTTAATAATCCTATATAGTTTTTCTATCAAACGTGTCGATTTCGACTCGGTTAAAGGACACAAAATCGAGTCCTTCCTAAACTGGTCGATTTCGACGGGTTTAGATGTGTGGATAATGTGTGATTTCCCCTTAAAACAATGGCGAAAAATGTAAAACTTGCACCAATTTGGCTCATTTTTTGTGTATTATTTGCACGTAGGTATCCGATTTTACTCCCTTTTGGTGTTATCCAATACCCAATTTTATTCCTTTTTGGGAAAAAACGCACAATGTCAGCAGCCGATTTCGCCAACAAAACGCGAGTTTGCACACAAAAATCAAAGTTTGCACACAAGAGCGCAAGTTTTGCACAAGCAAAAACGGGTACCACCTTTGCATAGAAACCGCAGGATTTTGTTCGTTTTTGATGTCAATTAGTGTCATTTACAGTGGCATTATTGGTGTCGTCCGCCGCCGTGATTTGACAGTTTTATACTTTTTATGTCAACAATTGTCAAATCGGTATTTTAACCCGTTGAAAAATTGTGATTTTGTTTTGGTTTTTTTTGCTGATTGCTTTATTCTTACTTGAAACGGTGACAAAATGTAACCGATTGTATTTACATAGGGACAATTTATCCCCATATGTGACAAACTAAATTTGATAAATTCGGATTTGATAAAGCAAATTGATATTATCTATGTGAGCTTGTCGCGGTTTTCTACTGACAATAATATCATAACGTTGATACTTCGATTTACCATTATTGTAGAAATTAGTATCATCTCCTGCATTTTTGAAATTAACAAACGACATATCAATTGTTATTTCCCAAAATCAATAATTTATGAAATATGGCGAAATCGCCACAATTAATTATTATAAAAAAATACCGCCACAATCCTATCCGAACTGTAGTGGTATTATTTGAAAAATATTTATAAAATACTGACCAATAAATCTCCGTTATCGTCTAAAATATCAACCTTTGTATCGTACACGTTTACGCACAACTTTCCGTCCTTATTACGAAACGCAATTATGGCAAACCTATCTGTCGCACCAAAAAACAAATCGTCCGTGTCGCAGCAATAGCGTAGTTCGTAATTGGTTGCCGAAAACCCCTGACCAAGCAATAGGTCACCAGACTCTCTCTTTACAAAGTCCTCGAACTTACAATCATCACCCGTCTTCCTGATTGTTTCCAAATCGTCGTCCCTTAATAATTCCCCCAAAATTACCTCCTCATAAATTATCACATCCCCCCACTCTAATGACTTCCCTACGTTACTGATTATCATCCATTCCTATCTTTATCCTTCCTTCTTCTTTAATATATAACCCTTTCTATTTTTACTATAAAAAATATTTTTTTTTCTTTTTTTCCTTTTTTATTCTTTTGCTTCTTTTCTTGTTTTTTCTTTTTGTCTTTCTTTTTATTGCACACACCGTTTGTCGTGTGCTTATTATGGGCACGCACTATTTTATTGGTTGACCGTTTATGGTTGTATGCAACGCGGTTGTTTTTTCAGCTTTTCCCATAGCTATATATATGATTTAAGGGTATATATTTCCTAAAAGTGTCAAAACATACCCCCTCCATAGCCTTACAACCCGTGACAATTTGTCACGACCTCGTCGCAGTTGTCCGCCCACAGTTCCTTCAAAATTCTAAAAATTTCACCAATCTCCAAAATTTCGACTCGCCCCAACACTCTCCATCGGCTTCACAACTATCTCAAACTTCAGCCCCATCGCACTCAAAACCGCTTCCGCCTTGTCCAACGACGGCACCCTTCCTTTATATACCCACTCCTCTATCGTTCGTATATTAACCCCGCTCTTCCTCGCTATCTCCCTATAATTTCCCCGAAATTCTAACTTCTCCATAAATTCTCCCCTAATACCACCTACCTTTCCCTTGCTCTCTCCCATTTTCTCTCTCTATCCCTCCTTCCTTTTTTTCATTTTCACTTCCTTAATTCTTCCCCCATTATATCATATCCTTTTTCCTTTTGTCAATACCTTTCTCTTTATTTGTCCAAAATTATTATATCTTTCTCTATCTCTTTATTATGTATCTTTTCTTTGCTTTTTCTTCTTAACTATGTCGTTTGCGTTATGTGATACACCTTATTTAGAGGGCACTTTAACACATTAAAGTGTAAAAGTAACCCCCGTTCCGTGGTCGAAATCTGACGCACTTTATCGCATTAAAGTATTAAAGAGTATAACATTATATAGCATATTGCAACACTATTTATAATATTTTTATACAATATTATATAATTGTATAGTTTTATAAAAAAGTGTAGCATACTACAATTTTTTGACCGTTCGCGCCGTCGTTTTTTTCGGTGGTTGCGTGTATCGTGTCGCGGGCAGTATATCGCCAGGCGATATACCTAAAACGGCGATATATATAGCCGTGTGATATATAAAAAAGGTAACAAGCGCGCCCCGACAAACTCATAAAAAAAAGTATAGCAACACTAAATAAAAAGTAAAACAACACTAAACCGAAAAAAGGTTTAATACAAGTAAACAAAATGTTTAATAAAAATAAACCGGTATTTTGTTTAATAATATTATACAAAAAATATAATAATAGTAAACGAAAAAAAACGAAAAAAAGAAAACGAAAAAAAAGCGGGACAAAAAAAAGAAAAATAAAAAAAGATAAAAAAATAAATTATAAATATATATTTTATTATTATATATAAAAGTATAATTTTATAGCAACGTTTAATAATGAATTGTAGTATAAAAATGTACTTTTACGATTTAGCGGGATAAAGTGGGGGAGTTGTTGGATAACGATTTAGCGATTTAGTGTAGTGAAGTATGCCAGGCATATGGCACTTTATCGCTTTACTTTGGTGAAGTGAGCAGCCGACAGTTCCAGGTCGCTTTACCACTTTATCGAAGTAAAGTGAAATCTGAGTTTTTCCGCCGTTCCGCTTGTTTTTTTCGGATACCGTTTTATTTTATGCAAAAAAATGATTAAAACGACTTTATAAAGTTTTTTGATGTAGTATTCAAGGGGGGCAAAAAGTCCGTTAAAAGCGATTTTACGGCGTTTTAAGGGCATATCAATTTGAAAAATTGCCGTTTTTGCTAACTATGCACAAAACTCAATGCATAAATATAAAAAATACTGCATAATATGCAAACATAGAAAAATATTTATATAAAATAGTAATTTTTTGCTTTTTTGATATAAAATATCATTTTTTTATCAATTAAAATTTTTTTGAAAAATATATATAAAACTATTGACAATATTATAATAAAGTATTATAATTATAATTGTAAAAAGGTTAAAAAAGAAAAAAATAATTTTTGACCGTTACAAAAAAATCTGAAAAAAAAATAAGCGAGGTAACAAACAATGACAAAAACAACCGAAAAAACAATTATCAAATATTCGATGAACATAGGCAAAAACGATAAAGACACCCACGCGCAAATTATAAGCGACAACGATTTTTTGCAAATTGTATATTGTGAACTTAACGCAAGCGGTATTGACGGCGCGACATTTTCGGATTGTGTGGGCATTTATAACGGCGAAATTGAAAAGTCTATGCAAGTTGATATAATCGACTTTGAGGGAAAAATAACGCCGAACAAATTAAAAACAATATCGGCAAATCTTTGCGATAAATTAAATCAAAATGAAATTATCACAAGCAAAACACAAATAAATATTTTTTAATACATATAAAAATCTGAACGGAGGCATATCAAAATGTATATAAGACAATTTTACAACAAAAATCGATTTATTATGAACGACGAAAAGAAAATCGTTTTTCAATCTTATGATAGCATAATCGCCGTTATCGACAAAAAAAGCGGTAAAATCGTTTTTGGTAACGACTGGGACTTTTCAAACACAACGCGAAAACATTTATATTTGTTTTTGAACGACTACAAAAACGAAATCGGATATTTTCAATACGGCAAAATTTTTCACGGAGGCTTTGACGATAGCAAAAACAAAAGGCAATTTTTGCAAAATCTCATTGACCAGAAAATTATAAAGGTCAAAAATTTATGAACAATGGAGGCGAAAAACAATGCAACACGAAATCACGAAAATCACAAAAATAAGGGAAATCAACAACGAAATGGCGCATAATTTTTATATGGTGGTGAACGGTCGTACATATAACGACGAACACAAACGCTATTATACCTGGCATTTTATCGAATGGTTTGATATTTTCGACCTGCAAGAATGGTTTGAGGACGAACACGGCAAAATACCAAAACTGAACGAACAACGGCAAAAAGAATACGCCCGCGAACTTGCGTGGGCATTTATCGACGGCGAGGGCTGGCGCGATTATCAAAACAATGAACAACGCGACAAGTTTATCAACGCTTGCAACAAAACAATTATTGACTATAACAAATATAGCGAATAAAAGGGGGCAAATTGTGAACAACTTAAAAATTGACAATTACGAAATTTTTAATAGCGAACTACTGGACGCATACGACAACGACGATATATATTATTTTGCCGACGATGGCGAATATTCGTCGTTTTACCTTGAAATTGAACGGTATAATAGATACCGCGCCGACGATAAAATTTATATTTTCGACGAAAACAACGACACGGAAATCACGGATGGCGGTTTATCGTGCTTTATAACACAAAATAATTATGATATTTACAACGAAATTGTCGATATTATGAACAGTTATACAAAATTAAAAAACATATAACGGAGGTAAAAAAATGATTATTGACCTGATTTTAGATAGAAAGGACAACGAGGCGGCGTTTGGCAAAGATTTATATAATAGCCTTGTATTTTATTGCGACGTTTTGGACTGCGAGGCAATATTTGAAATGAACGGCGATATATCAAGGGCAATGGACTATGGAACGGAGGAGGACGTGAAAAAAGCACTTTGCGATTATATTGACCAAAACGACTATAATCCGGAAATTAAAAAATATATACGGTCAAAAGAATGGCTGAACTGATAGCAACGGAGGACAAAATGGTATATATCACTTTTTTGAACGGCAACGAATACCGGTTTATCAACGAAAAAAGGGCGAAAATTTTTGCTGAAATCAATAAAACGGTTATTTTCAGAAAAACACGACACTTTGAACAAAAAAGCGGAAAAATCACGGAGGTATACAAGAATGATTTTATCAAATTTTAGAACCTTTACAAAAAAAGTATGCAACGGCAACGAACAAACGGCGTATCGTTTTCTTGCCGAAATTGAACGACGCGCAAGCGGTAACGGCGAATATGGACGTGAAAGTTTTTGTTATATTCCCGTGACCGGTCGATATTTTAACGCTTATACCGACGAATATTATGTTTTTGACCTTGTAAAGCCTGCAAAATGGGAACTCGTGGACGAAAGCGGCGAAAAAGTGGGCGAAATCGACTATATCGTGGACAAAACGGAAATACCCGACGGCGTTGAACTTGGGGATGAAATCGAAGAGCCGAAGTATAGGGCGTGTATCTAACTTGGCAAAATAATTTTTAGAAAACTATATCAAAACGCTTGACACGGGAAAGCGAAAGTATTAAAATAAACTTATAATTAAAAAATCACGGAGGTATCAACAATGAAATCAAAATACCTTTTGAACAAAAAGGAAATGGAGGCTGCAAAAAAACTTTACGACTATATCGGTTGGTTTAGCGGACTTGACAATTATTCCGAAGAAGAACTCATCGAAGCGGTCGATAACGACTTTGAACACGGTTATCTTACCGACCATTTTGACAAGGACGGCAAATACTACTTGTGGTATATGGACGGCGAAAGCGGTGAAAGCGTTGCTATCCGTGTAGACGATGGCGAAATCTTGACCGACGAAAAACAAATATGCGATATAGTGGGTATCGCTTATTAAAAGGAGGATACGGAAATGAAAAAGAGAATATTATGGACGAACAAGTTTGATTATATCGACGAATACGCCGAAATGCTTAAAGCGGACTATCCCGACTATTTTGAGGATATGAACGACGAAGATGAAATCAATGAACGTGCGTATGCGCTTGCTTGCGATTTTAACGACGATATGTTAGACGAAATGCGCCGTTTCGCGCCGAACACTAAAAACGATATTATCATTATCGGCAACCTTGGACTTTGGGACGGTCGTCGCACTGCCATAAAAGAACTCAACACGACGGATACGGCGGAATGCTTTTATTCAGATTGCGATACCTTGGAGTGGTATATCGACGAACACAACAACCTTTGCGCGACTGCAAGTCATCACGACGGCACGAACTCATACATATATCGCGAATGGAAAGATAACATATCCGACACGCAAAAAAACAATTTTATCGACAAGATTTATAACGGAAATTTTGAACGAAAGGACATAACGAAATACACGAAAGCAATCGGCAAATATTTTATGGAGGTATAAAAATGGATAACGAGAAAAAATTTACTGCAATCGAAAAAATAATCAACGGTATGAACGACAACGACCTGGTGGACTTGTGGTACGACTATACAAGCGCAATCGAACAGTCAGAAAATCAACTTTTCTATATGAGCGAAATCGACGAACTTTTGAACGATTATACGCCGTCGCAAATTTTGGCGGCAATAACGGGAAACGATTTTGATATAAACGACGCATATGTATACTGGGACGAATGCGGTTTGAACAGTACGGGTGAACCACGCGATATAATTGATATTTTTGAGGTTAAAGATATGGCGGACTATATCGTCAAAACGAACAACTGTTTTTATAATCAAGAAATCAAAAATGCTTTGCGGGATATAAATTTTGAGGACGGTCAATACGTGGAAGTCGTGGATTATGGCGAAGAATATACAACCTATACCGAGTGGGTAGAAAAAAATACCGATGTTGATATTGGGCTGTATACCAAAAGAAGAGAACCGCTACATAATGGCGATGTGTTAAAAATCGTTGCACACGCAAAACACGGGTATTTTTATCCTAACGACGAAGAAGAACCTATGCTTTATTTGTTAGAAAACACAAACGACAGCGATAAAAGTTACTATCTTATCGGTGAGAACGGTATAAAGCCGTGGGAGGGACAATAAAATGAACGTAACAGAATTGAACCGCGACGAACTGCAACAACTCAAATGGAATATCTATTACGACGGCGAAGAGGCGGTATGTGCCGACTATGCTGCACTTACTGCGGAAGAACGTGAACTGCTTTGCGGCATAGATTATGCGGACGAAATACCCGACAAAATCATTTATAAACTTTACGGCGGTATCGACTTTTGCCACGAAGATTTTGGTGTCGAAGAAAGCACCGACAACAATATCGTGAACGAAATTATGGAAAGCGTTTACGGCGAAACTATTAAAAAATAACGGAGGATATAAAACTATGGCACTCTCAACGAAAGACGGACTTGCGATTTGCAACAAAGACGATTATAATTTTTTCTTTGACAATTATACGAACAACGGAATAAAAAACCCCTTTTCAGATAAGGAAGTCGAAAAGATTGTGGACGAATGGGAAAGCCTTATAATCGGCAACGACACTTTTTGGGATATGTACTGGGATATGTTAAAACAAGCCATCGCTGAACACTCTCAAAAAATTGCCGAACAATGCAAGGAAATTTAGGAGGATAAAAAAATGAACGGACAAAAGCAATTACTTATCTCAATTAACGAATACAACGATAGAAAAACGATTATCGTTAGCAATAAACCGAACGAAAAACAACTCGAAATCTTAAAGGGCGCGGGTTTTCGATACAACCCGACCACTCGGATATGGTACGCAAACGCCGTAGGTGGGTTTCTAACGGCAATTAACGCACTCGGCGGACAAGTTGTCGCGAACAATAGAAAAAGTCGTACAATCGCGGATAGAGCCGTCCAGAATGATAGTTTGAGCGAACGTTTGAACTTTTGTCCATACAAAATGCGTACAGTCGTTGAAAAAGATAGCGCAAAGGCGGTGGCTGCAACGATTAGGGGCTTGTTGGTGTTTCGCTTTTATGAGTTAAACATATCCGTTACAAGCAATGTAAAAACAATAACTATAAAAATTAAAAGCGGTTGCTACGAAAAGAACGGCAAGTGCTATATGGCAATCAAGGAATATTTCCGCAAAGTTGCTGACCATTATAATCAGAATAAACAATTTGAAATCGTAATCGACGATAGCGCATACGAAGAAAATGAACCGACGGAAAAACAAAAGAAAGAAATCGAAGAGTTTGAAAACAAATGACAACGCATATCAGAAATGATATGTGATATATCAAAACTTGTATCGCAAAATGGTTGACCGATAACGGTTGCGTTTGGTACAATAAAAACATAAAGAACGGAGGACATAATAATGAAATTTAAGGAACAACTCAAATTTGCAAATGATAACAATATTGACATAACGGCACTTTTGATAGCGAACGAATGTGATTGTGTATTTGAATTTGACTACACGGACGAAGAGTTTGAAGAACTTTGCGGAGTGGCGGAACGTGCCTATCTTAAAGCGGAAGAAATGACTGCATACGCGATGGCGCGGTGTATAAACGATATGATTGTGGACGATGGATACAGTGTTCAACAAATTGTCGATATGGAAACGTGGGACATTATTACGGAGGCAAGTTATTATTTATAAGGAGTAAAAAATGAGAAAATCAGAACAAATGGTTAAAAGTGTTTACGAAATCAAGTGTTGGTGGGATGACAATTACAACGAACGAACAACAAGATATGTTGTAGCAAGTAGCGAAGAAGAAGCCGACCAAAAAATGAAAGAATACGCGGACAACCTTAAATCAGAGGGTTGCGCGGAACTTAACTGGATGCCTGGAAACCATATTGTTGAAATGGACTGGGTTATAATTTAAGGAGTTGAAATGACGAAAGAACAAAAAAAAGCAATAAAACGCATTTGTGCCGACTTTGGCTTTGATGATTATAAAGAACTTAAAGAGTATTTTAAGGACTTTTACGATGACACGTTAGACCTTGACTTATGGAATAAAACCGAAGACGGACTGTACGACGAAATATCAAAAATGATAAAATAAGGAGTACAAAAATGACAAGACAAGAGATGATTAAAACACTCGTAGAAATCAAAGAAGACCTCAAAGGGGACTGTAACGGTGAATTAACCGACCACGCAAGAAAGTGGACGTATGTATTTGTTGACCAAGCGATTGAATTTCTTGCTGAAAACGAGGAGCGAGAGTTACAATGAACAAATATGTTGAACAAATTCAGAATGCCCAAACAATTAAAAAAATAGACCAAATTATAGAAACGGCTGCGTGGGATGAAGAATTAACGAATGAACAATATATCGTGTTATATGTAACAGCATTAACAAAAGCACAAAACTTTACATTAAACAAATAAAAAGAGGAAACTATGCAAGAAATATTTATTAAAACAAGACACAACGGATATGACACTGAACAGTGCGGTAGCACATTGACGGTCAAAGAATTGATAGAAATTCTTGAAGATTTTAACGAAGACAGCCCGGTTTATTTTTCAAACGACGGCGGTTATACATACGGCAGTATCAAATATGAGGATATTTTCGAGGGTTAAACAATGAAATACGAAGTGAACACGTTAAAAGAAAACGGCGAAATTGCAACAAGCAATACGTGCGACACGCTTAAACTTGCAATTAGCGAGTACAACGACCTTGGAGCACAAAACAAAGAACTTATAGAAGTATCAGATAACGAAACGGACTTTTATCCACTGTATAGTTTTGATACGGAAGATTATAGCGGTGATATGGTTATTACCGGTTGCGATGTTTAGGGAGTTGTAAAAATGGGCATTAAAGAACTTGATGGTTTTAGACAATATTTGGACACTGACAAAATCGCCAAAAAAAACATATATCCATCCGTGTGGTTAAGCGGTCATAATACGCTTGTTAGCCCTATTACATATTACAAAAACGAAATTGTTTTACAATGGAACGGCAAACGAAACATTTATCAGAAATGGATAGACCGAACGGTCAAAAAATTTAACAACGTATTAAAAGACGGTTACTTCGATAAAAATGACGGAAGTTGTCCATCCGTAATAGTGTTTGAACTAAAAAATTAAGGGAGCGAAAAAACAATGATTGAAAGATTAAGTACAAAAACGAATAAAAACGGCAACAAATATCAAGCGGAAATTGACCACGACAAAAAGACAGTTAGATACGGTTATTTTATTTTTAGTGGTGTAGCGGATAGAACCGACCGCACAAAGAAAGCAATTAGGGAATATGTGGACGCTTGTATATCGAACGGATACATAAGAGTATAGGAGGCAAAAATGACAAAACGATTAGGAAGAACCATCTGTGTTAAATGCAGTGAAATAGTGTGGGACACAGACGGCGACAAGAAATTAGCAAAAACCCTACCTCAAAGTTGTGATATCAACATTGAGGATTACGAAGACGGCGATGACTTGGATGATGAGGTCGCCGACGCTCTTTCCGATTTAACCGGATTTTGCGTAGAAGGATTTAACTACACAATTAAAAATAACAAATAAAATTGTGAGAAGCCTTACCGAACAAATAAGACATAATTATTGCAAAAAGACAAAATTAAAATAAAGGAGCGAACAAAATTGGAAAACAATTATCAAGAAAAACTTAAACAACAGTTGTATGATGGTATTCAAATTAAGGCAACATTAGTAGGTAAAAGCCAAATGACAAGCGGTAATGAATATAAAATTTGGCTTGAACACAATGGAAAGTTTGCGATTTTACCCTATCATACGAACATAAATGATATTATCGACAAACAAGACATTATAGAGTGTTTGCTTTTAGATAGCGAAGCCTACGAAAACACGGTCGATGTTACGGACTTTGCAATCACGTTTGGATATGCCGATTATATTAAAGCGAGAAAAGTCTATCAAGAATGTAGAAAACAGTCAGAACGGTTGCGTAAGTTATTCGACGATAATGAAATCGCAATATTACAAGAAAGCATATAAAGGAGTAAAAAATGGATACTTATTGTGTAGTAAAAACAAGTGATAATAACGAAACATATATTAAGGTTTTCGACGATAGGCACAAGGCGATTGTGTATGGAGCAGGTTATTTTGCAATGTTGTCGGAGCAGGAACAAAAAAACTGTATTGTAACGGTCGAACACGGCAAATTTGTGCAAAACGATAATGGCGAAATAATTAACTTTTCGTCAAGAGTAGGTATTTGTTGGGGAATGAATTACGATAAATATCAAAAGAGCAAGATAGGAGGCGTAGCGAAATGACAATTAAAGCACAAGAACTACTGCAAGAATTATATGACGATACGTCGTTTGCAATTGACAGCGATACGGGTAACGCCGATGTAAATAAAGCATTAAAGACAATCGAAAATAACATTAACGAACTATTTAAGATGGCACTTTTAGAAAAGGCAAAAAAATATAACATAAAAATCAGGAGGTAATAAAAATGTGGGTAGAAATTGATAATGAAAGAGCATTAGATATTCTTATGGATAGGGTAGCGTATTGGACAGACGATACGGAAGTACAGGAGTTGTACAATAAAATGTATGATAATATGATTTTCGACGGAGTTTTTGACCACGGCGATTTCGACGTGAACGCTATTGTTGATAACGATTATATTAACTATACAAAAGTTGTAAGCAAGGGCGATGACGAATACGACGAACTTTTGAAAGTTTATAAGGACAACGACTGTTGCTGCGGCGATGTGTCCTGCGATACAACAATTTGCGATTATATTGAAGCGGTTGACAACGAAGAAGAGCCGACAATGTTTCTTACCAGAATGTAATAAAACGGAGGTAAATAATTGTGGGAAAAGCAGTAGCAATTAGTACATACGATGTAGATAAAATTTTCAAAATATGCGGAACGTGCATAGGCAAGCCCGATAAAAATGGCGTAGCAAGGGAAATGTTGCAATGGATAAAAATTGAAATAAGGAACGAAAACTTTATCGCTTATGGTTGCGACAGTGTTCGTATAGCAATGGTTTCAGGAAAGACAATAGGAACAGATACGGAAAAAGAGTTTGACCTTTATGTAAAACCAGTGAGAATTGCCAAAAAAACACAATATGTTACATTTGTTTTGAACGACGATAAAAGCACTGAAATCGTTGATGGCGAAAGCAAAACCGTTTTTGAACCACCGCTTGTTGAGAATTTTATTGACTATAAATCCGTTTGGAATAACCAAAAAGCGAAACAACCGCTTAAAGTTTGCATTAACGCAGCGCAATTTGCTGAAATCCTCAACCAAATAAAAGGCGGTAGAAAAGCAGATAATCGCGTTTTGCTTACGTTTGATATAGATAATACCGAAAAACCTATACTTATTCAGCCATTGAAAGACGAAAATCAAGAATTTATTCTTTGCACATTACGAAACCCCCAAAAGTAGTTGACAAAGGCATTTTATTATGATACAATTATAGCATACAATAAATAAACATACATACAACCGAGCCGTCGGCGGTATATCCGACGGATACTAAAATATTATGGAAATCAATGAAAACTATGTTACATACCAAAACGCAATAACAATTTTAACCGATATTATTGAAAACAACAAATCTTTGGACGGCGAAAAAACGAGAAGTGCAATTCAAAGGTTACTTGAAGAAGTAGGTGTTTGCCTGTCCGACAAAGAAAACATAAAGGAATATTCAATTTACTACAACGCAAATTATGGCGAATGCAGCAAAGCGAGTTGGCACAAAGAAAACACAATTCGCACCTGCGATATAGAAAGCACCTTAAACACCCTTGCAATGCAAACAGGCGACAATTTTTATTATGACATCGACAATATGACAATCAAATCTGACTTCGGAACGATTTACAAATTAAAAGAATTAAGGAGTACAAAATGAACAAGACCAAATACGACATTAGAAATCTCACGGAAATACATACTAAATTCGGCACATTATATCGCGAGAACCTTGAAACAAGTATGGTAGAGGGCGAAGTGAGAATTTTCGATAGCGCGGGAATTTTCTTCGATTATTTTACCGAAGATTTTATTAAAGATTATGGCTATGATTTTGGCTATGGCAAAGACTTCTACGATACGATTGAAGATTGGCTCGATTATAACAATATTGATTATTCAAAGGTATCAGAAGATTGGAAAGATTTTATCGACGACACCGAATGTACTGACCTTGCAGAAATGCTCAATTCGGGTTTCGTAAATATGGTCGGCAAATATTATATTTTAATTAACGGATAACATAAGAAAAAGGAGATACATAAAATGGGAAACAGAGCAGTAATTACAGCAAGCAAATCAACGGACATTAAACACTCAAAAGACATCGGTGTATATTTGCATTGGAACGGCGGGAGAGATAGCGTACAAGGCTTTTTGACCTACTGCAAAATTAAAGGGTATCGCTCACCCGAACAGGATAATTATGGTTGGGCAAGATTGTGTCAAGTAATTGGCAACTTTTTCGGCGGTACAAACTCAATAGGGTGTGATACGTGCGATAACCTTGATTGTGATAATTGGGACAACGGTACTTATATTATCGAAAATTGGGAAATCGTGAGCCGAAAATATTTCGACGACAACGAACAAATGAACTACGATTTGGAAGAACTGTTGATTGCAATTGATAAAGAACAGCCTACCAAAGAACAGCTCGGTGAAGCAATAATAAAAGATTACATTAACCAAAACAAAAAAACTCAAAATAATAAGAATGAAAGTGAATAACAAGAAGAGCGCAAATAAACTCTATCAAATTGAGTTTTTGACGGAAATGCGTAGGTTTTATTTGCCCTACTCGTTAAAAGAAATTGAAAGAAAAATCAAAAGAGGCGACGTTGAAACAATTTTATACGACAACGGTGACGATACACAACAAAGTTATGTTTTAAGATGGGCTTTCGTTGTAAATGTTAAGGAGGTTTAATAATAATGACACAAGATTGGCTTAAAAACTTAAAAGCAGGCGACAAGGTATTTGTAGTAGGGTTCGCCAGCGATTTAGCAATAGTACAAAGAATAACACCGACTGGTAGAGTAGTTGTTAATAATATGCAATTTATAAACGGCGTAAATCGTTCAAATACGTGGCGACCTCTATATTTACAGGAAGCAACAGACGAAGCGGTTGAAAAATACAAAACAATACAATTTATACGAGCGGTAAAATTGGCAATGAACAACACAAAAATAATAACATACGCACAAGCAAAAGAAATCAACGAAATCTTGAATTTGGGAATAGGTGAATGAAAATGACTGACAAAGAACTTAATACAGAACTTGAAGAAGAGTGCAATGCTGTTGACGATTATACAATAGGTTTTGCCACTTATTTAATGCAGAAACGGCGCGATAAAGTCGGTAGACTGCAATCTGAAATCAAACGGCTTAAAAAAGAAAATGCTTATTTGTTAAAAGCTTGTGAAGAAAAATTTACATTCGATACGACTCAAAATAAAAAATACAGTGTTTTCAACACGGTTAGAAAAGTATTTGCGGATGAAGTGAAAGCAAAAATTGACGAGCTGTTAGAAGAATATAAAAAATGAGCAAGGAGTTGCATATGAAATTAGCATTTGAACCGGTAAAAAATCAGAAATTTGATATTGGTAGGACAATCAATTTTACCAAGTGTGATTGTGAGACGTGCGATTTTATGCACTGCCCTAAACACAACTACGCAGTACAAATGACACGGAAAAGATATACGGTTGAAGAGTTTTGGGACGCAAATAAGGACGATATTGTTTCAGTGGGCTCGTTGCAAGAATATTTCAATTTTGATACTATCAGCGATTTCCTTGACGCTTGTATAACATTCCCGAAAGGAACGTACTGGGAATGGGTAGGATACGACAACGCAATTGAGCTTGTGGTAATCAATAGAAGTAAACACGGTCCTGACTTTTTAAGGCGTGCAAAAGTTGAAATCTTTTCCAACAACTACGCCTGTGAGCGCGGAACGGATTTCCCTATAAGTTATTACTCAGGTTGTTCTGATACCCAAGAGAAACTCGCGGAAAAAATACAAAAACGGCTGCGTGAGCTCAATGAACTTCTTATGGTAGGACGTATGAGACACAACTGCCAAAAACAAGAGGCTGACGACCTTTGCGATATGGAGTGATTTTATGACGAAAGACGAAATAGAATTGATGCAAGATTCAATTATTCAAGCGTCGAATAAAGTGGAGTTGTTACAAAAGACTATCATAGAAAAAGCTGTTGAAATTGAACGGTTGAAAGCTGAGTACTCAAAACTCCAAGAACAGTTTGCGCAATATCAGATGGCGAGCGACAAGGAAATTGTAGCACAAGTCAAACAAGCAAAAATCGACGTGTTGAGCGAGTTGGAAGAACACATTCAAAATGCAATAGATGTTTATTGGGACTCAGATGGCGGCAGAGGTTATTGTCACGCAGATAATGTAATAGACGACATAGAAGAAATGATTGAGGAGTTGACGAAATGCCGAAGATAAGAGTTGAAATCAAAGTCGAAGTGCCGAAAAATTGCAGGGACTGTGTGCATAGATATGGCAACAAGTGCAATCTTTTTGACCGAGAATTAACTTCGTATGGCAATATCAGAGATGGTGATTGGGGGTATATTCGTTGCGACGTGTGCAAACAAGCAGAGGTGGAAGAATGAAATCAATTTTAATTAGTATTCGCCCGCAATGGGTTGAGAAAATAGCAAGTGGGCAAAAGACAATTGAAGTGCGAAAGACCGCACCGAAAGAAGTGCCGTTCAAGGTTTATATCTACTGTTGTAAAGCAAAAAGTAAATGGAGTTTATGCGATTATGAAGGGGCATATGCGAACAGCCAAGGCGAGATTGTTTATGCACAACAACACATAATCGGCGAGTTTATCTGCGATAAGGTTGACGAATATAATTTCCACAATGGACTGGCTGCATTCAATTCAATGGGCTTGCCGTCGGGATTTTACAGTTCTTACTTGATTTTTGCAGATGATTATGAGTCAATGTGCTTGTCGTATGACGAAGTAAAGAACTATGGCAGGGGCAAAACCCTTTACGGTTGGCATATCAGCGACTTAAAGATATACGACAAGCCGAAAGAGTTGAGCGAGTTTTGTAAATATGGTGCAATAACGTACGAAGATTTGTCTGATACGGAAGAGAAATGTAATTATTGTACTAAAACTTGCAATTTTGATGATTGCGACCACAGTCTTTGCGACAAGGCGTATCAAACATATTTGTATAGTAAAGGCTTTGAATTAACCCGTCCACCGCAAAGTTGGCAATACGTTGGAGAGGTGGAACAAACGATATAATAAACGGTAAATTTTATACAAAAACCGCAAGAGGTCTAAAATGAATAAGAGAGAATTTGCAAAACTGAAAAAATGGACGGACACTCTAACCGACGAAGAACTCAAAAAAGAGTATTACGACACAGCGTTCAAAACGTTAGGCAGTCAAGCCCAGGAAATGTATGAGCGTGGTTACGACGAAGTTGACATACGCGAAAGAGAGAAATATGAAAGGTGGCTGTCGATACAAAGCGATATGCTCGAGGAGATTTGTCGTGAAAGAGGAATTACATTGTGGGAAGGCGAGGAGGATTAAATAATGAAAAAATATACACACGAAAGCAAAGAGTTAAACACTCTTTTAGGCAAGAAAGTAAAAGTTATATTGTTTGACAATACAACAATAACTGGCATATTAACTCGCGCGGAGTGGAAGCCCGACCGTTACGAAGTCGCAAATTATTCTTTTCGTAAAACACACGTTAAAAAAATAGAGGTAGTAAGATGAAAGAGTATAAAAGATTGACAGAAAGACGAGGTAATTTAATAATTGATAACTGTGGTAATTGCCCAAATGTCAGAAATCCACAAGGGTGTACAGACGCAGTCTGCTATGAAATCATACGAAATCGCCTTGCCGAACTTGAAGATAAAATTGAAAACAAGATGTTAATAGAACTACCTTGTAAAATTGGGGACACTATTTATTATGCAAACATCTTTACTTCTCCTCCGAGAATAGAAGAATATGTAGTGACAGGCATTAAAATTTATGCAAACGAACTTTTGCATAAAATTAGTACAGAGATTGAGTGTTACCCTGTTAAAGACGGTCCGTGTAGTTTTGGTAGATACGCATTCACTGACAGTAATAGTATATTTACAAGCAGAGCAAAAGCCAAACAAGAACTGGAGAAATTTCAAAATGAGTAAATATGGAGTATTAGAAAAACAATTTGAATATAAAGGTCACGATTGCATATGTATATTTACGGCGTGTGGTTATAGGTGTGGTTATGTATCGGTTGACGACCATAAAGACTTTTGGGAGTACAACATCGACTGCCATTGTGGTTTGAGTTTTGGTGCAGAAAGACTTACCAAAGATTTCAACCCAAAGAAAGACTATTACATCGGTTTTGACTGCGGTCATATTTGCGACGGAAATGACTATAACACGGCGTTGGCATACGGACTTCTCACCGAAAAACGCTTTAACGAACTTTTGGAAATGCAAATCCATTTGCCTACTTTCTTGCAACCTGTTAGAAGTCTTGAATATGTAGAAGAACAATGCAAAAAGATTGTTGACCAGTTGGAGGAAAAGAAAATGAAATTAGAACTAAAAAAGAAAGACGAGGACGGCGCAACTTTTTATCGTTATCGTAAAGATGACCATTTAATATGGTTTTCGCAATATGACAACGGGAATATTTACCGAGTAAACATTCAAGGAAACGACGGAATAGAATATTTTGCGGTTGAAGATGAAACTTATTATCCGAAAGAGTTTTACTATACTGTTCCGAGAACAACAATATCGTCAATGAAAGAATTTGACGAGTTTAATAAGAAAGTACAAAACGCAGAAGATTTAAGATGTTTTCTTCGTCGGTTTTTTGCAGAAAGCGAACACGGCAAACTGTACTTCAATAAACATAATAAGGAGAAAGAAGAAGATGATTTGGGAAGATAGATATATCGACATAATTAAAAGCGAAGAAACAATAAGAAAAGAGCAAAAAGAAAAAGGGTATGAAATTGCCATAACAAATAATATAATTGACGACATAAGAATTGCCGCTGTTGCACATTTTGCAAATGCAATAACCTTGACAATTCAATGTATGAATTGTAAACTTTTAGGAAATTTTGCAGTTACTGATAATATAGGCTATATTTTACGCTTTTTGGTTGATTTATTCGACAAAAATAATGACGACGGCGCGAACATTAAATTGCTTAAAAACACACCTATCCGACTTATTCATTCCGACGATGAATATGGAAAAATCATCGCTATCGGTCATTTTATGAAAAATTGTTTTGTTTATCTTGACGATATAGCAAAATTGAAGAAATAAGGAGGAAAAAGAAAAATGAAATGTCCAAAATGTGGTCAAGAGATGTATTCAATACAAAGTGGTGGTTCTGATACTGCACGTGGTAATTATATTGAAACCAAGTATGTTTGCCCTAAATGTCATAATGAAGTAGTAAGTGGAAAATTTAATGACCTTGTATATCGTGCGCCACTTTTCCAACCTAATTATGCTGTAACTAATTATGGGTGGATTTGTCCTAAATGTGGTGCGGTATTATCGCCATCAACACAGGAGTGTCCATATTGTACGCCTTATAAAGTGACTTGTGGACCAAATAATGGCTCTCCTATTAAAACAGTACCATTAACTGATGTTACAACACAACCGCAAGTATATAAAGGTGTAAGCAATGAAACGAATAATACTTAAAATAATTGATGTAGATGAAGAAACTGCACTTGAATGTGTCAAACAATGTATTGAAACCAAAAATAAAGATTGCGTATGGACTTTTACAAAACCATACCCAAATAATGAAAGAATAATCGTATTTGATAAAATAAATAAAAGTAGTATTAAATATACTATTTATAAGGAGAAGAATAATGAAGTTTCCGACATTTGAAGAAATTGATAAAGGTTATTGCGTGTATACTGACTATGTGTATCTTGGCAATGACGATTATGGCGAGCCTAAATATGGCGAGAAAAAAGACCTTGAAGTTATAATTGCACATAATAATTATAAGGAAATTCTAAACGGAGTTTATATTACTCGTAATAGGAAACACGAAAACACGGGTTTCAAATTCACTATCGCAGGCAATAAATATGGTTATCACTATAATTATTCTGAAAAAGGGTGGGCTGATTGTATAGCCAAAATCAAATCCATTTTATCGTTTTATCGCAGGTGTATTGACACCATTTTGGCAGAGAATAAATGAATGACAATGTTAAAATTGAATTATTAAAATATCCTACGGAAGAAGATTGGTTACTTGTTAAAAAGTGTGCTTTTGTAACAGTAGGCAAAGACAGCGAAGTGCCGCCGACTTTTGAATGGAAGAAAAAAATTCTTGCAGCAAATCATTCTCCAATCAGAGAATTAAAATTTGTTTTTAGAATTACAAATATACCGAGTTGGGTGTCGGTCCATTTTGCACGTCACATACACGCACAACCTTATATCAAATCGCAGCGGAATGATAGACAAAATATTTTTGACCGCAACAAGGCTCCGCAAGATACGCCTGTTGATATGTGTTACAGTGTAAATGCGGAAGAATTGATTACGATTGCGCATAAGAGATTATGTATGAAAGCAAGTGCTGAAACGAGAGATATTGCACAAAAAATGTGTGATTTAGTGATGAAAACCAATCCTGAATTTGAAGGTTTACTCGTTCCTTTGTGTTATTATCGTAATGGCAAATGCACCGAATTTAATTCGTGCGGATATAACAAAACCTATGGAGAAGAAAAATGAAAGGAAATGAATTATTAAAAGATATTTATAACAAATTTAAGACAAATGAATATGTAAAAATACCGTCAATGCGACAAATCGGTGACCATAAATGGGTTGTGTATTTTTACGAAGACGGCATTATTCACAGCGGTATTTATTATACCGAAGAAAGAGCAAAGACAAGGTTGGAGATTGAAAATGGCAAATAATAAGACAAACGGCGAAATATCGTTTGTGCGTGGCGATGTGGTATGGGTAGAAGATGACAGTGACAACTTGCAAAAAAACAGCATACAGGCTAAATCTCGCCCATATCTGGTAATTGGCAACGATTTATCAAACCTACATAGCCCCACTATTACTGTAATCCCATTAACGACAAAATGCAAAAATAATTTGCCTACGCATTGCATTGTATATTTATTGCATTACAATAAAAAAACTCACAAATGTGATACCCCCGTATTGAATGTAGTTTTGTGCGAGCAAATTACTGCTATTGCAAAAAACCAAGTCAAGAGGGTAATACAACATATAACCGAAGAAGAAATGAAAGAAGTTGAAAAATGCGTAAAAATACAATTAAACTTGTAAATATCTATTGACAAAACAATAATATCGTGATATAATTACCATATATGAAAGTATATTCGATAGACTGTTATTATTGTAAAAGAGCGAAAGTATTGAAAGACGGACGTATAGAAAGTTGCGATGATAAAGACTGCGAAAACTTCTCAAAAAAGCAAAAAATAAGACAGGAGAAAACAAAAAAAGAAACAAAATGTTAGATTTTATCGTTAATTCTATTGAATTAGACAAAGCAGTAAGCGATGTAGAAAAGGCGTTAGGCAATAAAAAACTTAACCAGGCGTTTGGCTCAATCCTTATTGTTGCTGACAAAGACAATCAAGAAGTCAAATTTGCCACTACAAATGGGATTTTGCGTATTGAAAGCGTGGCTTCGGCTAATGTATTGGTTGCAGGCGAAACACTTGTTGAAGGCGATTTGTTTGCGAATTATGCCCACAAGGTTGAAGGTGATATTTCTATTGTCGAAAGCGAAAACTATTTGACAATTTCCGCAAAAGGTATTAACGCTACTCTCGGCACGTTCGGTACGGATATATTTCCTATCAAACAAGAAGACAATAACGAAGCAAAGTTTACAAACATTACAGTTAGCCAAGGTGAGTTTAAGCAATCAATTAAAGAGTGTTTGATTTCCGTATCCAAGGAAGAGGCTCGTCCGATTTTGAAAGGTATTTGCATTAAAAAAAGCAACGACGAAGGATACCTCGATATAGTGGCGTGTGACGGCTATCGGTTGACAAAGCGACAGCTCGAATACGAAAGTGTTGACAGTTCGGAAGATTTTTCCGCAATCGTGCCTGCAAGCAACTTGCGCATTATAAGTGCATTTTTGAAAGACGAAACGGATAGTAAAATTACCCTGCAATTTATCGCCAATCAGTTGTTGTCAATTACTGCAAATGATGTATGTATTACGAGTAACTTGTTGGCAGGCGATTATATCAATTATGGGAAGATTATCCCTCAAAATAGTCCTAATAAAACTACTATTAAGATTGATAAACTTAAAAAAGCGATTGACCTTGCGCTGACATTGGCAAGCCAAAATAAGACTACGGCTATATCGGTAACAATGGGCGCAACTGACTTGACAAAAACAACGACAATTTCATTTAGAGCAAATTCCGCAAGGGGTAGGTCCGAAAGTACTGTTGACGGCGTAGTTGTTTACGGACTTGACGAAGAATTTAAGTTTGGTATTAACGGTCAATTCTTGCTTGATGTTTTGAAAACAATCAACGAAGATGAAGTATATATTGAAACAAGTAAACCAACTCTTCCTATCCTTGTAACGACTGCGAAAACATTGTTTATGATTTTGCCTTTGAGAGTTATAGGGTAATTATCAAAAACTATTACAAAACTATCGAAAAAGTATTGACAAAGTGTTTTTTCTTATGGTATAATTATTGTATCAAACAGAAAAACACTTTTTTTTAAGGAGATTTCAAATGAATAATATTTATGAAAATATCAATAGGTTTATTTCGGTAAAAGAAAGCGACGGACGTAGTAAACTGACAATCAATGAATACAAAATAAAACTTAATAAGTTTGCGGATTTCATTAGATTACAGTTCGGCACTATTGACATTATGTCTATTACCGAAGATATGATTAGGGCTTATAAAAAATATATTATTGATATTGGCAATAATAACAATACTCAACGACAAAAAATCGTAGTACTTCAATGCTTTTTTGATTGGGTATGCAAAGAGCCTAATTTTGCAAATTATCAAAACCCTATGTTAAGAATTGAATTACCTCGTGCAAAAGAAGTAAAAAAAGATTTCTTTAATTCTGACGAAGCGGTTGATTTTATTTATTTGGCGACTGACCTTGCTTTTAGCGACAACTTAAAAGGATTAAAGGGACGCGGGTTGGCAAGCCGTGATTTTGTAAGAAACATATCTTTCATAATTGTTGCCTTAACAAGTGCAATTCGAGTATCGCCGTTGACTTATGCAAGACTTTCTGACTATTCGAGAGAGAATTTTAGTTTGACGTGTTACCGAAGCAAAGGCAACGAGTGCGTTAAAAAGTTCTTGCCAAAAGAAGCCGTCGATTTGATTAACTTATATATTGATAAGTATAGACCGCAAGGTTTGCCCGCAAATGCACCGCTATGGGTTAGAGAATATCACGAGCCATATAACCCTAAAATGCAAGAAACAGAGCGTACAAAATATATCGACGCAAACACGGGTATCGCATATACTGAATTAGGTAGGAATGAAATGACGCTTATTGCTAAAAATTATACAAGGAAACTTGTAGGACACGAATTGTCAATGCACGAATTTAGGCACTCTGCAAACACGGTTTATAATGAAGGCGGAGCAACGCTTGCTGAAATGCAAGCTTTAGACGACCATAAAAGCCCTATGACGACTACAAAATATATTCACTCATTAAGACGCGAAGAAGAAGAAAAACGTGTTGCTGATAAGATTTGGGGCGCATTATTAAGAAAATAAAGGGAGTTATATATGAAAGAAGAATTTATAAACCAAGAAAAACTTAATAGCGAATGGGTTAAAATCACGAAAGATAATATCGAAACATTTTCAGACAAGGTGCAGGGTTTTGTTCGTAGGCAAAATGCAATCGGCTATGATGTTTATTTTCACCCTATGAGTAAAATGTATCATATTACAAATGTAAGAGGTAATTAAATGAAGATATTAAGAAACTCAATACGTTGCAAAAAATGCGGAGAAGAGATAGTATCAAACAGTCGTCACGATTATGTTGAATGCAAGTGCGGTGCGTGCGCTGTTGACGGCGGTCACGACTACCTACGTAGATGTGGAAATAGAGAAGACTATGAAGAAACTTCTATACTACAAAATGAAACAACCTAATAATAAAAAGCCTCCCCTTTGTGGGAGGTTATTTTTTTATAATCAAATTTACTTTTATTCCGTATCGTTCTTCAAATAATCTTATTCTTAATTTTGATACTTCCGTAAGTGTTGCAGTTGATTTTACATCTTCTACTACTAAATTGCCGTCCTTGTCTTTATATACAAAGTCTGGAGTGTAGATATGTTGACCACCATATTTGCTTTTAGGAATAATTACATAACTCTTGTGGGCTTGTAAATCGCTTATAACGGACTTTTCTTGCAGTAAGACCAAATGCTTGTATCGAAGCAGTTCAGCCGTGCTGTCGAAGATTTTGCCGTCGTATGCGGTTATTTTGTTATGATACTTCTTTCCCTGTCTGATAACTTTCGTAGTTTTCACGTTTTTATATTATCCACACGGTTTCGCCGTGTTCTCTTATCAGTTCAATAAATGGTTTCAAATAAAATTCATACAAAATTGCCTGCCGACAATGACACCCCGCGACTTCCGCACAAAATACATTTAATTTAGAGCGTTCTTCTTCGCTCATTCTCAATAAAATCATCGTGCTTTCTTCTGCACTCAATTCTTTAACATTTTTTACTTTTTCAGCAAGTTCTTCCTTATCAATTTCATTGTTATCAATTTGTTCAATAAGTGGTTTAATTACACCAACATAACACAGTTGATTTTTGCTTTCTCCAATTTCTTTTGAAAAGTTATTTAATAATTCATTCTCCCCTTTCCTTATTTTTACCGTTAAAGCGGCTTTTGCCATTTTTATTTTCCTTCCTTTATGGTTAAAACATTGTATGTATTTGGGGCAAACGCCCCGATAAACAAAAGGAATTTCCACGCTATATTATAATTGTATCACAACCCTTGCGATTTGTCAATACCTATTTTTCTTCTATCACCTTTATGCCTTGTTCATAAAATAATTCAGCCACATTTTTACACGATGTATAATTGTGGAAGTGTGCAGAATTGTATAAATTTGCGGGCATTGCAAGATAAATAGGCTCGTAAGGCGGAATATTGTAATACCATTTCCATAATTCACTTAATTGTTCGATTGACAATTCTTGTGTAACTAATATCTTGTTATTTGCTTCAATTTCCGTGGGTTTTATTAACCCATATTGTTTACATTTTATAATCATTTCTTCTCTTTCAAATCTTCAACATAGCACCACGGCGCACAAGGACGTTTAAGCGGTACCTCGTGTCCGAAACCGACTTTGCCAAACTCGCTCAACTCTCTCGGCTTGTCGTATATCTTTAAGTCGGAGATGTGCCAGCCACAAACTTCACGGTTTTCACTTCCTGCATATTTGACAATCTCGTCAATCGTCAAGCAAGCAAGTTTTGGGAACGCTTCTTCGGCTGTCGTGCGTTTTGCACATTGTTGTGTATCACCATACAAACGCCAACCACAAGTTTTAACTACCTTATCACAAATAAACTCGCCAATTACTTTGCCGTTTACAACATTTCTATTCAAAATCAGGCAGTCAGATATACTCTTCTTCCCGCAATTTGTCGGACTATATTCTCCGTTTGTACAGTAAATATAAGCCTTAAATGGCACTTCTTTCGGTGCTTTTTTCTTAACTATGATGGTTTTCTTACCGTTTGCGATTTTATCGCACATTATGGGTTTTTCGCTCACTAAAACTGATTTCATTCTTCATTATCCTTTGATATTTTATCAATTTCTACACCAAATTGTTTTGCAAGTTCTTCTAAATTAAGCCCTATCCAAGCGTCGTAAAATGTATTTTTGCTTGCACGCTTATATATTTCTTTGAAAATCTTTTCCGCACAGGTTTGCGCTGCATTTGTTTCTACTAAATAGCAACCACTGCAATTTACAATTCCTACGTTTGCTTGTTGTAGTTGCATTCTTAATTGTTCAATCTCGTTTTCATAATTTTTTAATGTTTGTAAAAGCTGTCCGTTTCGCCTAAATATGAGTTCAAAATCTTCCCTTCCGTCAGAAACGCCACGATTATACGCTTCGTAGATTTCTTTTATTTTGTCCATTTCAACAATGTTGTCATTTTTGTCAACTTCTTCCATTTTCTATCTCCTTATAAGTCGTCGAAACTGATTTGATTTTCGTCGGTTTCATTTTTCCCATACAGCCACCAGTCCATAACTTCCGTGCCGTTTTTCCACGATACTTTACTTTTGTCGGGCATATTGTCAAGCATTTTATCGAATGCCTTTATATAGCACTCGACAATCTTCGGATAGTCCTTTAAGTCGTTAAGCCTATCTTCCATTCTTGCCATAGGGCATAATATGCAGCCAAGCCTTTTTTTCGTTCCACCACATTGAATATACAACGGGTTTTGTTTGATATTTTCGGCTTTTGAAAACTCCCAAATATCGTCGTCCGTCCAATCAATTATCGGGTTTATAAGCGTTTTTTGGGTTCGATAACATTGCTCAATCATTCGTCGGTTTCCGTCATTGTCCATATTGTGTATGACTTCAACCCCCCCCCCACCGAATATCTTTGCTTCGCCCGCTTTTTTGGCACGAGAAACACTTTCAGCGGCTCTTACGCCCGTAACACATATTCGTCCTTTACCGCTCGCTTCTTTGAGTTCAGAGCAACAATAACGGCATATTCTTGTAGGCGGCATATGCTTTTTAACAATCAAGTTCCACATAGTTTTTTGAGTTCCGTCCGCATATCTTGCCTTTTCGACGATAACTTCTTTGTCGTCAATAATCTCCCTTACGACCGACGGAATATCGACCGTAGTTAAGTTATAATGCAGTTCGTGCGGTACTCCGCTCATTCCCATAAGGTGTCGTATAACCTTGCTATCTTTTCCACCGCTGTAACATACATACAACGGTTCTTCCGATAAGTTCGCCAATTGTATGCGCTTTATTGCGTTTTCCACTTTGTTGACCGTTCCGTCAAGTCTATATTCTATAAGTGCCATAATCTACTCCTTATAAGTCAAACATTGATATTTGATTTTGTACTTCTTGCAATCGTTTTTGACCGAGTGCGAAATATTCTTTGTCAAGCTCCGCACCGATAAAGTGCCTTTGCATTTTATGGCAAGCAACCGCAGTTGTGAAACTTCCCATACAAGTATCAAGCACTAAATCATTTTCATTTGTCAAGTCGCCCAAAAGTTCATACCATAGCGACAATGGTTTTTGCGTAGGGTGTATATCCCTTGTTCCTGAATTGTGTTTGAATACTGTGTTTTTACAAAAAGCATTAAATGTACCGCCCTTTTTCTTTGCATATACCGCTGTTTCAATTCCACTCAAATAACAATATTCGCCATTCATTGGAGAAGGATTGCTTTTTTGCCAAATTAAAAGTCGTGTTGTATAGCCTTTACAAGCAAAATATTTATATATATCACTTATTTGTTCACGACCGCAAAATATTACAAAATTGCTCTTTATACATTTATCCGCAAGTTGCAAAAAGTCAGTTAGGTCAAATGTTAAAATATCGGCACTGTTTTTATTTAATGTGCGTAGCCCATTGTCTGACCTATTAACTTCGTTATACGGTATATCGGTTAGCAACAAGTCAGCCTGTTGCCCCTCCCCCGCAAATTTGCGCATAAATTCTATGCAATCCATATTATACACCCTATCAACTTCCATTTTTAACCCCGCAATCAATATTTATTCAAAATCACTTTTGGAAGTAATTCTTATCATATCTTCGGTAAAATATTTAATTTCCACGCCAATGGTTTTTGCAAGTTCAATCTCTTTCGCCATTCCTTCTGTTACTTGACCAAAAACCCATACTTCGTTCATTGCCCACATCCATTGTTGTCCCATTTCCATACCGTCGGCTCGTTCTTTTGGTTTCAAGTCATCCAAAAACGCCGTGTAAAATGCGTGTGGCGCAAACGGGTTATACCCTTGTTCATACGCAAATCTACAATACGATTTCGCACGTTGAATATTTGCATTAAGTTTATCGCTATTATCCGCTTTTAGACTGCTACATATAAATACTTTTCTCATTTTTATTTGTCCTTTTATTCTTATTCAAAAATTGATATTTGTTGTTTTGTTTTTTCAAGCCTTTCATTTGCCCATTCGACCTGTTTTGGCGATAATTCAAAGCCTATAAAATCAAGTCCTTTCTTGTAACAAGCAACTGCGGTCGTTCCGCTTCCCATAAACGGGTCCATTACGAGTTCTCCATTCTTGCAATAAATGTTAAGCAATTTATACACAAGTTCAGTGCTAAATGTCGCAAAGTTATAGGGACAAACCTCGTCATTGTTTTTTGCCTGAATTTTGTTTGGTATGTTTTCATACACTACTTGCGTTCCGTGGTGTTTACCAACAGCCTGTTTATTTGTCGTAAATGTCATAAATTCATTGCGACGTACAAATACATATATAAATTCATAAACTCTTGTAAGTTTATTCGCACTCATATTTTGCGGTAATGCGCAATTCTTTTCCCAAACAATTATATCGGCAAGCGTAAAATTAGTATTGCGTAATATTTCGGCAACCGTTAAATTCATACACTCGGTATTTTCTGAGCCATAATTTAGATTATATAAAATTTTCCCATTCGGCGATAAAATCTTGTCGAAACAATTAAATAATTCAATAGTCCACTTGATATATTCGTCGTTCGATAGATTACCCTTGTAAGTATCATATCGGTTGTCATATTTATATTTCGTTGCGTTTCTCGTTTCTGTATTATACGGTGGAGAAGTTAAGATACAATCTACAAGTACCCCCCCCCCCC